GCGGCTTTTCGTATTTTGCTTGAGTATTCCCTGACAAACAGAAAAAGTTTTGGGAACAAGTTTTTCTTGGATTTCAGGGAAAAAATCACTTGTTCCAACGTAAAAGCGGCTTTTCGTATTTTGCTTGAGTATTCCCTGACGGTCACGTGACAAACAGAAAAAGTTTTGGGAACAAGTTTTTCTTGGATTTTTGGGAAAAATTCACTTGTTCCAACGTCAGTGCGGCTTTTCGTATTTTGCTTGAGTATTCCTTGACAAACAGAAAAAGTTTTGGGAACAAGTTTTTCTTGGATTCCACGGAAAAAATCACTTGTTCCAACTTCCGTGCGGCTTTTCGTATTTTGCTCGAGTATTCCCTGACAAATCACGTGACAAACAGGAAAAGTTTTGGGAAAACACTGTTTTGTGTGTTTGACGTACCGGATTTCCTAAAGTTTGTGAAAACATTGTTTCTTTGTGTGACACACCGGATTTCCTAAAGTTTGTGAAAACATTGTTTCTTTGTGTGACACACTGGATTTCCTAAAGTTTGTGAAAACATTGTTTCTTTGTGTGACACACCGGATTTCAGAGCAAAAAGTGTAAACGTTTTGCAACATTTCCAGAGCAAAAAAGTGTAAACGTTTTGCAACATTTCCAGAGAAAAAAGTGCAAAAAAGTGTAAACGTTTTGCAACATTTCCAGAGCAAAAAGTGTAAACGATTTGCAACATTTCCAGAGCAAAAAGTGTAAACGTTTTGCAATATTTCCAGAGCAAAAAAAAGTGCAAAAAAGTGTAAAGTTTTGCAACATTTCCAGAGCAAAAAGTGTAAAGTTTTGCAACATTTCCAGAGCAAAAAGTGTAAAGTTTTGCAACATTTCCAGAGCAAAAAGTGTAAACGTTTTGCAACATTTCCTTAGCAAAAAAGTGTAAACGTTTTGCTTCAAGTTTCCAACGTTTTCCTCGCCGTTTGCTACGCGTTATCGTTGTTGTCATGACAATTTCTGTGGCTATTTTCCGTAGTGATGACAATTTCTGTAGCTATTTTCCGTAGTCATGACAATTTCTGTGGCTATTTTCCGTAGTCATGACAATTTCTGTGGCTATTTCCCGTTGTCATGACAATTTTTGTTGGGTTTTTGCATTGTCATGACGATTTCGATCCACAACTGCGTATAAAATGGTCCGCATTTTCGCTACCATACTCATAACCATGCCTGCTCCAGTCATTTCTACTCCGCCAGCTGCTTTTATGGCTTCGACTGCTTTAGCTCCTTTTTCGGCTGGAGCCATGATGTCGACGACGACGTTTTCATCGTTGACATCTTGCGATTGCTGTCCTTATTTAAATTCTTTGGGTGAGTTTACTGTTGTTTTGCTGCTATGTTGAACTTTTACTTATCTGTGTGTATCTGTGTGTATGTGTGTGTGTGTAGGGTTTTCGCGATTTCGTTCCCCTTTTTTCAAGTATTTCATGTCGGTGGACAATCGAGCGAAAACCATCGACTCGTCCGCCGCCTCGTGTGGCTTCTATCAATCACATTCTGCTTACGTAGTTTTTAATTGCTTGAAATGTCTCAAATCCCAATTGCAATGTCTCTATATATTTCCCTATAAATCGACGCCCATCTTTTTTAAAGTCTGCAACTGCGGCATGACGGGAATTTCGACGCAGATTGTAGGTGAAATGTTTATGATGGAATCATTCGGTGCCATGTTGCAAGCCACCGTGAAAGACATTTGGATCCAGAAATTATGTATTTACTGTGGCAACGTTGACTCTCATTCGTCGAGTTGTATTTTTTACCAACACGTGCCAGGTAAAAAGTCTCGCTCGACGTGCGTCGTTTGTTTCGAAGCCGCCACCATTCTTTTTCCCTGCAAACATGTCGTTTGTTGTCCCAATTGTGCTCTAAATGTCGACCACTGTCCGCTCTGTCGCCAACCTGCTGATTATTTTAAAATTTTAACTTTTTAGCCTATCCGATGCAGATGAATCATCCGGCGTGGGCCAAATTTGAATTGCGCTTCATCTCTTATAACAGAGATCCCAATTATTTGCATTTAGCTTCTAAAGGCTTTTTTCGTCACGCTTCGTGCAACGAAAACGTTTGCTTTGTCTGCAACTCTATCGATGAACACGCCCTTTTTTGTCCTCTGCACGACCAACGTACGCGAATCTCGGTGAATGACGCCACTCTTTGCGACGAATGTCCCAACACTGCAGACACCGTTCTCCTACCGTGCGGATGTTCGTTTCTCTGCGCCACCTGCGCTTGTCAGTACGGCATCTGCCCTCGCTGCAATACCAATATTACCGCTTTTGTTACGGTTTTTTTGAACGATGAATGAAAATTTTTTTTCTCAATAAACGAGTTGCATCATGAATACTATTTACTGCTTTTCTCTCGATAAAATGTTTGCTTCTTTTTTTAATAATGTCGCTACAGCCATTAACAGTCTAACTAATAAAGATTTTGAGTACTTTTGGAAACGCGGTCTCTATCGCCTAGTTCCTCTCACCAAGGGAGGCTTTGGAGCCATTTACGAATTAGAAATCAACGGTCACAAGGTGGTAGACCGCAAACAAGCTGATGTCATCGTCAAAATGAACAATAACGGTTTCAAACAATCGGCTCTTTTGTTTGAAGGCGTTTGGTTGCTCGACTTTGATTTGGCTGAAATTTATTTTTGCCCATTCATTTCCTATTTGAACAAAATGAAAGTCTGTCCTTTTCTCTGCAACTACATCAGTGCCAACATTGTCGACAAAGATTACGTTCTCTTCATAGAACGCTACTCGTATGAAGTCATGACTTTTTTACCGCATCTCACCGTCGACTACGTCATTCAATTTCTTTTCCAGTTAACCTATTCTTTTTACATTATCAAGCAATATTTGGGAATGGTACACTTTGATGTTCATTTACGTAACGTGATGGTGGCCAAATCGACGTCGTCATTTCTTTTGGCCGACGCCAATAAAAAACGAGGCATTTATCTGCCTCACATGGCATATGAAGCGAGGTTGATCGACTTTGGATTTTGCACCATGGATTTGCGACACAGTATCGATCCTCATTTGAGAGGCGATTTCCAGTGTGCGCCGCACAATTTCAGTCGAACACCAGCCATATCGGAACTCTTCAAGACAACTAGAGACACTCGCTCTAAACTGCTCACTGTAGAAATACAATATTTCTGTTTACATCTCTATCAGATTATCGCTCGTCAAGCACCTCAGCATCCCATTTTAAAAGCCATTCAACAATTTTGCGATTGCATGTACGACCAGGTGGTCGATTTGACTCAACCCGCTCTCCAACGCGATCGTTTCATTTTGCCGCAACACGACGTCGGTGTCGTCTGCGCGGCCATACGTAAACCCAGCGATCTCATTGTCGGGCTCGAACGCTATTGTCATTTGTACGGCAGTGTCATTTACGACAAGGAAAGCGATCTTCAAATATCGACGCCTTTCAAAAACACGACCGTTGTCAAGGAAAATGCCAAACTCGTTTTGAACGTCAACAAATTGCACGTCTATAAAAACTATCAAAATTTTATAAAAACATCCATACCGGATATTCGCTGGTTTGAATCCACTTTTACCGTCATAGAAAACACTTATGGTCACGTTTACAAATTTCCCATCAATTGTTGGGTCGATAAAATCTCTAGCGACCGTTCGCCTTACAACGCCATTTCCATCTTCAGAAAAGATGTACCCTACAATATTCGTAATGCTTATTTGACGCATCACGGTGCTCGCGTCACGTTTCACGTCAATCGGCGTACGGAAGACTTTTCAAACTCGTTTTACGCAGGTAAATTTCTCTTCATCAAAGGTACACTGTACGCTTGCGAACATTTGCCTCCGCTCATGTTTGGTCTTTCTGATGATTACTTTTGTATTTTCAGTTTCAAATCGGACAAGTGTAAATACGTCGAGAAAATTATCCAACTTCATCACCTCAACTATCTTATCGATGCTTCCAATGCGTGCGGTTTTCACTATCAAGGAGATCCTATTTACGGACACATGACCACGAAAAAACCTCTATTTTATATTTCGATTAATAATGAATAGAGTTTCATAAAAAAATTATTTCTATGAAACTGTTTTAGTCGGATTGTCTCATTACCATTAAATTAATTGTATATATCAATAAATGAATGAAACGGCTAAATTAGCTCTCTTTGTGGCTTTGGTTATGTTGGTATTATCTGGGGCTATTTACACTAGCGCCTACTTTAAAAAGACTGGTCCCGAAGGTCAAATGTTGAGTTTAGTTCCCGATCGGGTCGTCGTCACCGATCCCGTGACTGGTGCTCTCATTTCGTCGTCGGTGAAAACCAAAGAACTCGCCGAATGTTGCCCTCAAAAAATCATCAATGACACGACGGCTAGTTTGACCAACACGTTCAGCAGTAGTTTTACCGACAAGAATTTTCTGCGACGAACTAAATTGGAACCGGGCGCCATTTTAGTCGCCGATGCCGTCGGCAACGTTTCCAGTTCACAAATCGGTATTCCTTTCATCACGTCGTGTTGCGAAAGTATTAAAGCGTTAATCGACGACGTTCAGCCTAAATCCGATGGTCTTTACAGCAGTTTGAAAACGGATGCCACGTACGTTAAAAAACCGGAAACAAGTGTCACCCAACGACCAGTCACGTACAACGCCTATACTGGCGCACTGGAAATGGTGACATTGCCGGCCAATAGTATTTTATCGACCGATACCAACGGCGATATCGTTACCACACCCTACAGTTTGCCTTCGTGTTGCGATAAAATCAAGGACACGATCGTCGACTACACTACCACGTTCAGTTCCAATTATATTGATACCAATTACCAACGACGAGCTGTCGCCGGTTCTCAACATTTACTCATGATGGACGACTACGGAAATTTAGTCGACAGCGGACTGACGCCCACTATCGTCAATGCGTGCTGCGAAACGGCTCGCAACGCTTTGTCGCCGAGCAATATTATTGACGGCGGTGGCAACGCGTTGTACAGCGCTCCCAAGATAGACGCCACGTTTCAAAAGAAAACCACGGCTCCGGCTAACGCTCTCCTCATGCCCGATGCCAACGGCAATCTGGTTGACAGTGGATTGACGCCGGCGGCTATTCAAGCGTGTTGCACGCAAGCTGCCAACGCCGCTTCTGACTCGCTACTCAAATCAGATATCGTCGACACGTCCCTCTCGGCGACTAAATTGTATTCGTCTCTGAAAATTGACGACACGTTCCAGAAGAAAGCTATCGCTCCTGCCAATGCTATCGTCGTCGTCGACGCTAAAGGCGATCTCGTCGACAGCGGGTTCACTCCACAATTTCTTCAAAATTGTTGCGCTCAAGCCGCTACCGGTTCAGCCAATGGACTCATGAAATCAGATATCGTCGACACGTCCACGGCCACCGACAAATTGTATTCGTCCAGCAAAATCGATGCCACGTATACCAAAAAGACGACAGCGCCAGCCAACTCGCTACTCATGCCCGACGCCAACGGTAATCTGGTCGACAGCGGTCTCACGCCTTTGGCTATTACCACGTGTTGCACGGCCGCTATAACAGCCGCCAATGAATCGTTGAAAATTGTCGATATCGTCGACACGTCTACGGCTACCGATAAACTTTATAGTTCTTCGAAAATTGACATGACGTATCAAAAGAAAACCACCGCTCCAGCCAATGCTTTACTCATGCCCGACGCCAACGGTAATTTGGTGGACAGTGGACTGACGCCTAGTGCCATACAAGCGTGTTGCACGCAAGCCGTTGGCGCTGCTACCAATTCCTTATTGAAAACAGATATTGTCGACACATCGACATCTACCGATAAACTTTACAGTTCTTCCAAAATCGACATGACGTATCAAAAGAAAACGACAGCACCAGCCAATTCGCTTCTCATGCCCGATGCCAACGGCAATCTAGTGGACAGTGGCCTAACTCCTACCGCCATCCAAGCGTGCTGCACGCAAGCTGTTAATGCTGCTACCAATTCCTTATTGAAAACCGATATTGTCGACACGTCGACATCTACCGATAAACTCTACAGTTCTTCTAAAATAGATGCTACGTTTACCAAAAAGACGACGGCGCCAGCCAATGTGTTACTCATGCCAGATGCCAATGGTAATCTGGTCGACAGCGGCATTACGCCGGCTTTCATCAGTGCTTGTTGCCAAGAAACGGCTGACGCTAAAATTGGCGTTTCCAATGCTTTGATGAAAAGCGATATCGTCGACACTTCCACTTCGGCTACTAAACTCTATTCGTCAAGTAAAATCGATGCCACCTATCAAAAGAAAACGACCGCTCCAGCCAATTCGTTGCTCATGCCCGACGTCAATGGAAATTTAGTCGACAGTGGCCTCACTCCTACAGCCATCCAAGCGTGCTGCACGCAAGCTGTCGGTGCCGCCACCAATTCCTTACTGAAAACCGATATTGTTGATACATCGACATCTACTGACAAACTTTACAGTTCGTCCAAAATCGATGCTACGTATAGCAAAAAAACGACAGCGCCGGCCAACTCGCTTTTGATGCCTGACGCCAGCGGCAACCTAGTGGACAGCGGATTGACACCAGCCGGTATTCAAGCGTGTTGCACGCAAGCTGTCAATGCCGCCACCAATTCCTTATTGAAAACCGATATTATTGACACGTCGACATCTACCGATAAACTCTACAGTTCATCCAAAATCGATGCGACGTATCAAAAGAAAACCACGGCGCCGGCCAATACGTTACTCATGCCCGACTCTAACGGTAACTTGGTCGACAGCGGCATCACTCCGGCTTTCATTAGCGCCTGCTGCCAACAAACCACCAACGCTACTACCGCTGTGGCCAACGCTTTATTGAAAAGTGATATCGTCGACACGTCCACTTCGGCTACCAAACTTTATAGTTCTTCTAAAATCGATGCCACGTATCAAAAGAAAACCACGGCGCCAGCCAACGCAATCTTGGTTCCCGATGCCAACGGCAACCTAGTCGACAGTGGACTGACACCGACAGCCATCCAAGCGTGCTGCACGCAAGCTGTCAGTGCCGCCACCAATTCCCTACTTAAAACCGATATTGTCGACACGTCCACGGCCACTGACAAACTCTACAGTTCGGCTAAAATCGATGCGACGTATACCAAAAAGACGACAGCGCCAGCCAACTCGCTGCTCATGCCCGACGCCAACGGTAACCTAGTGGACAGTGGACTGACACCGACAGCCATCCAAGCTTGTTGCACGCAGGCAGTCAGTGCCTCTACCAATTCCTTATTGAAAACCGACATTGTCGATACGTCCACATCGACTACCAAACTTTATTCGTCGAGTAAAATCGATGCTACTTATGCCAAAAAGACGACCGCGCCAGCCAACTCGCTTTTGATGCCTGACGCCAGCGGCAATCTAGTGGACAGCGGGCTGACACCAGCCGGTATTCAAGCGTGTTGCACGCAAGCTGCCAGTGCTGCCGCTAATTCGCTTTTGAAAACAGATATCATCGACACGTCCACTTCCACGACGAAACTCTATTCGTCAAGCAAAATCGATGCCACGTATCAAAAGAAAACGACAGCTCCGGCTAATGCTTTGCTCATGCCCGATGCCAATGGTAATTTAGTCGACAGCGGCATCACGCCGGCATTCATTAGCGCCTGCTGCCAACAAACCAGCAACGCCACTACAGCTGTAGCCAATGCCTTATTAAAAAGTGATATCGTCGACACGACAACGTCCACTAGCAAACTTTATAGTTCTTCCAAAATCGATGCCACCTTTCAAAAAAAGACGACAGCGCCGGCCAACGCAATCTTGGTTCCCGATGCCAGCGGCAACCTAGTGGACAGCGGATTGACACCAGCCGGTATTCAAGCGTGTTGCACGCAAGCTGCCAGTGCTGCCACCAATTCCTTATTGAAAACCGATATTGTCGACACGTCCATTTCGGCTACTAAATTGTACAGTTCATCCAAAATCGATGCCACGTATCAAAAGAAAACGACAGCACCGGTCAATGCTTTGCTGATGCCCGACGCTAGCGGTAATTTAGTCGACAGCGGACTGACACCCACAGCCATCCAAGCGTGCTGCACGCAAGCTGTCAGTGCCGCCACCAATTCCCTATTGAAAACCGATATTGTCGACACGTCCACATCAGCGACGAAACTCTATTCGTCGAGCAAAATCGATGCCACCTATCAAAAGAAAACTACCGCGCCAGCCAATGCTTTGCTCATGCCTGACGCTAGCGGCAACCTAGTGGACAGCGGCTTAACACCGACGTTCATCAACGCGTGTTGCACACAAGCTTCCAACGCGTTGACGGCCAGCACAAACGCTCTAGTGAAAACGGATATCGTCGACACTTCGACATCGGCTACTAAATTGTACAGTTCAACCAAAATCGATGCCACCTATCAAAAGAAAACGACAGCTCCTGCTAATTCTATTCTCATGCCGGACGCTAGCGGAAATTTAGTCGACAGTGGCTTGACGAAAACATCTATCGAAGCGTGCTGCACGCAAGCCGCTAATGCCGCTACCAATTCCCTATTGAAAACCGATATCGTCGACACTTCGACATCGGCTACCAAACTCTATTCGTCGAGCAAAATCGATGCCACCTATCAAAAGAAAACCACCGCGCCAGCCAATGCTTTGCTCATGCCTGACGCCAACGGCAACCTAGTGGACAGCGGCTTGACACCGACGTTCATCAACGCGTGTTGCACGCAAGCTTCCAACGCTCTAGCTACAAGCAATAACTCTTTACTAAAAACCGATATTGTCGACACGTCCACATCCGCTACGAAACTGTATTCGTCTAGCAAAATAGATGCCACGTATCAAAAGAAAACTACGGCTCCCGCTAATGCTATTCTAACGCCAGACGCTAGCGGTAATCTAGTAGATAGTGGTTTGACGAAAACATCTATAGAGGCGTGTTGCGCTCAGGCCGCCAATGCCGCCACCAACTCTTTGTTGAAAACGGATATCGTCGACACGTCCACGTCAGCCACGAAATTGTATTCGTCCAGCAAGATCGATGCCACTTTCCAGAAAAAGACGACGGCTCCGGCCAAAGCTCTGCTGATGCCCGATGCTAGCGGTAATTTAGTCGACAGCGGTTTGACTCCCACGTTTATCAACGCGTGCTGCACGCAAGCTTCCAACGCTCTCGCTGCTAGCAATAATTCGTTGTTGAAAACGGATATCGTCGACACGTCCACTTCTGCCACGAAATTGTATTCGTCCAGCAAAATCGATGCGACCTATCAGAAAAAGACGACGGCGCCGGCTAACGCTCTGCTGATGCCCGATGCTAGCGGTAATTTAGTCGACAGCGGCTTGACTCCCACATTTATCAACGCGTGCTGCACGCAAGCTTCCAATGCTCTCGCCGCCACCAACAACGTCCTCTTGAAATCCGATATTAAAGATTCCGGCTTATTGGGTGCTCCGTCTACCACTTCATTGTGGTCATCTAGTAAAATAGATTCGACTTTTCAAAAGAAATCGACGGCTCCGGCTAATACGTTGTTGATGTTGGATGCTAATGGTAATTTAGTGGGTGCCGGTTTCACTTCCGCTCAGCTTGAAACGTGCTGTTCGACTTCCAATCAAAGCGCGACTTCAACCAGTTTGTTGTATCTCCAGTACACCAACGTGTTTGCTTATTTTAATGCTGTAGCCAATACGTGGACTTTGGCGTCGTACTTTACCAAACGTTACGACACTACCGGCGGCTGGTATGCTAGTGGAAAATTTCAACCTAAAAAAGCCGGCGTGTGGTCGATTCGCGCGACTGCTTGGGCTCCTCGAACATTGGGCGGTAATCGTATTCATTTTTGTTTGGCTCAAAATGCGGCCATGAATCCCTTGTGGCAAGACGTCAATTCGTGGAATAATTCCACGCAAAGTAATTTGACAACATTTACGGCTAAAGTCGACGCTATTTTTGTTTTGAATGGATCCACCGATTACGTGTCGGCGTATTTTATGACCAATTCGTTGCCGCAGGATTTCGACGTTTTGGAAAATTGCAACATGTTTCAAGCCTACTATTTAGGTGGCGCTTAGATTCAAATCACTTTCTGAGAGATTCGAATCTTTATTCTATCGAAGGAAACGACGTCAATTCACTCGTGGTCAAACTTGTACTACTACTGCTACTGCCATTATTTCTGACTCGTTGAATGATTGTTCCCAGTAATCCGCCGATAATCATAGTGATTCCTACGTAGAGCAACCATTGGTATCTATCGGTAGTTTTAACAGCGGTAACGTCAACGGCGGCCAATTGAACGACTCCTTGCGGGTAAAACTGAAATTTACATCCGTCGCCGCTCTTGTAGAAAGTGATTTCGGGCACTTGTTTGGCGACGGTGCCACCCGTTTCCGTCAGACGAGCGTCGACGACGCGACACGATGACGATTTCAGGCACGCATCCATGGCTTGCCGAACGATAGTCGTCCTTGGAACGCTACCGTCCACATTACCGGTACAGGTGTCTCTGAACGGTCGCGTGTAATTGGACGATTTCATGTACGTTTTTCCTAGGGTAAAGTACAAGGCAAAAAACACGCCTCCGATGGCGATCATGAGAGGAAAAACGAAACGCAAAGCGTTGGACGTGACTCGCGCCGCGACCAGCACGGGCACGAGCACGAAAGCCAAAACGGCCGCCGCTAACCAGGCCAAATTGAAACCTTCCAATTTCGATTCGGCTTCCTGATTCAATCGTTGTTGCACGTCGTCGATGGCTTTCACGCCGAGCACGCTTTTCAGCGCGCACTTGTCGAATATTTCGCTCATCTGACTCAGAACGTTGTTGGTAATGTTGACGCTACCTTTGACGTTCTTGATGGTGATGCTTTGCACGTTGTTGGCGTTCAACACGCACGATTGACGGATAGCGTTGTTGATGGTCGTTTGGCTTTTCACGATAGATTCTGCCGTATTCTTGGCATCGTCAAAAGTAAAAAAATTCAATCCGCTCACCAACGATTTCGCCAATTGATCGAGTTGCACGCCGATTCTTTTTTGCGAATCGACATTACTGATGCTGTCCATCAATACCGTCATGTTGACTTTGGCCGTTTGCGTGATGGTGTTGCCGCTAATGTTGACATCGCCACCGCTACCGTCGACGCTGATGATTTGCGTGTTACTCGTACTAATGGTGCTCGTCTGTACCGTTTCAGCGGCTATTTTCGAATAGATATCTACGACTGCTTTAGCTACGTTAGTCGATTTAGCATTTCCCATTTATTATGCTTCTTTTACAACAAGGAAAATATTTTTTCTAATGTCAATGGATTCAAGAAATTTTCATAGTGATCCATGCACGTTTTCCAATTGTTCGGTCCGCATCCGGTGGCTTTGAATTGATCCGTCTTGTCCTGGCGCACGCGGTAACCGTACCACGCTCCGACTTTATCGGTTGACGCCGCGTCTTGATTGGCATCTTCCTTCCAGTGGCACTCGACGACGCAATCCGTTTCCTCGCCACGATACTCGCTGCACGGTGTGAATTCGACCAGAAAATAATTGGCGTCTGTATCGGGAGGCGTGTCGTTCAATTCGTCGTACTGCGCTCGAGCAATGAGGCACCAACATTTGCCGTCTTTGATGTAGAAATCGACCGTGTCGTTGGACTTTTTGTATTTGTACACGGGACTTTTGCCGTGAACTCGCGTTAAAATGAAGCCCTCATCGACGCTATCGTAATGATCTCGAATGTAATTGAACGGGTACGACGTAAAGACGCAATTGTTGAGAAATAGGATCTTGTTGTCGACCAATTTTTTCAGGGAATCGTGTCGTTTCGTGTAATCCACTCGAAAACTGTTGGTCTCAAACAGATAAATAACGTCGTCTTTGTTTTCGTCGCCTTTGATGTATTCGCCGTAGGCCACGAATTCCATGTGAGGAAACGTCGGCACTTGGCACACTCTCTTTTCGTTGATGTCGTACGCGTATCCGTCTCCGTTGATGGCCACCAGTTCTCCATCACGTTTCTTGGTCACGCCGTACAAACCGTGAATGGTCGGTACCGTAGCGGCAGTCAATGAGAAGGGTTTCTTGAAGAAGCGAAACAACATTGTGTGCAGTGTGTTCAGAGGATACTGTTAAACTTCCAACCTAGCGATTTAAAGATAGTTTTGCAAATTTTATCTGTCAATAGTTTTCTTTCATTGGATTTTATCAACATGAAATGATCAGCGTGAACGTTGATATTGTGATGCTTTAGTAGTAAAAATAAGATGTATTGTGTATTAAAATTTTTCTTATTCAATTCCTTGAAATTCTTCAACTCCATATTGATGATGTCAAATTCTTGCAAGAGCTGCTCTTCAATGAAGGAAATGTCGCACGGAGGTTGACCCGTAATCAAATGGTGAATCAACACGTAGTCGTCATAGTACTTACTGTAGCCTAAATTTTTCATAATCATACACACGTGACTGAGACTGATGGTCGTCAACCGATAGTCGCTCAAATGGTTACTAATATTTTCTAAAATAGTTGGAGGTATAGTGTTCTTTTGTTTACCCTGAAAACGTATCATGCAGTCGCGAAAATGTTGGTTTCGATCGTAAATGTATTTGGGATTGACGCGCGTCGTGTCCGTATTGCTCGACTGTATAAAGTAGACTTTCTCCGATTTGCACGTGTAGCAAATGTTGACTGTTTCGTCGAAAAAGTAGCCGAGAGTCGAACCGCAATACTGGCACGTGTTCGGATCGTCTTTTTGCTGATCGACCACTTTGACGTTGTAGTAGTACTTTTTGTAGCAATCAAAAATTTCCCAAAAATTTTTCACCACGTACGTTTTACGCGCGTGATGCTGCTGCTTGGTGCCGTCCTCTTTCTGGAAGAACGTGTTCACCGTCGGCATTTGCATCAGCTGCACGTACTCTTTGAGAATCGAACGAATTTCTACGAAATAGAAACGAATAAAATTAATATTTTTAATGGTGGTACGAATCTCGTCCAGATCGTCAATCAAGTGACTGCGAACGCGTTCCGAGAGCCACGGTTGCGACAGGTAGTCGCACACTTGTTGTTCGCGAGTCGTCAACCCTTCTAGCTGACTAATTTCCTCCTTAAAATGTGTTTCTATTTGTTTGTGAAATTCCAAGATATTATCCATCTTTACATCTAAACTAGGAATTTTTAATCAACAAAAATCTATTCTGGCGTTATAATAAATATATTATCAAAAAATGGCGCAATCGAATATCACTTCAGGATTTATTGATATTGCAACATTGGATGAGATCGAAAAGTACATGTACTCGGGACCCGATGCCATCGTTTACTTTGTCCGCTCCACCTTGAAATCGACTTGGTTCACTCAGATTCCCGTATTGTTGTCGCGCAACAACGGCAATGCCGGTTTCGGGCAAGAGTGGAGTGTCAGCGTCAGTCGCGCCGGTGACTACCTCATTCACGTGTGGCTTCGCGTCGTCGTTCCCGCCGTCACTCTCAAAATTACCAATAGCTTTGCCGCCAACGGTCGCCTTCGTTGGACCAAAAATTTCATGCACAATCTCATTCGAGAGACGAGCATTTCTTTCAACGATTTGTTTGCTCACACCATCCACAATTATCATTTGGATGCCTATTCTCAGTTCACTGTCGAAGCTAGTAAACGCGCCGCTTACGATCAAATGATTGGCAACATTGGCGACATGATCGATCCTCACGGTCCAGGAGACACTATTCCTAGTCAAACGCTCAATCTCGTTTTACCCTTCTTTTTCACTCGCGATGTTGGCGTCTCTCTACCCACCGCTGCCATCCCTTACAACGAGATGCACATTAATTTCCAGTTCCGCGACTGGAAAGAATTGCTCATTTTGGACAATGCAGCCGCCGCCGGAGCTCAAGTCAACGTGCCTGTTGTCGGTGTCGATATCGATGCCGCTCCCGTCTTGGAAAGCGTTCAAGTATGGGCCAACTACGCCATCGTCAGCAACAAGGAACGTATTCTGATGGGTAAATCTCAACGTACCATTTTGATTGAACAAGTTCAAATCGCTCCTCGTCAATCGTTCAATCCCAAAGCCAATCCAGTTCCTAGCTACGACGTTCGTTTCAATCACGCCGTCAAAGCCCTCTTTTTCCAGGTTCGCAATTCCACATTTGCCAATCAGTGGTCCAATTACACGACTGCCTCTCCCGTCGTCACTCCAACTACTACAGCTATCGATTACGAAAGCCGCTACGCTCGCGATCCCATCAAGCACACGACGCTCATCTACGAGAATTCCAATCGTTTTTCCAACATGGGTAGCGATTATTTCAGTCTAGTCAATCCCTACTATCACGCTCCAGCTTGTCCCACCGACACTGGCTACCATTTGTATTCGTATTCGTTGAAATTCAACGATCTCGATCCCATGGGCAGTACCAATTACGGTAAATTGTCCAACGTCAGCTTGGTGCCAGCTGCTAGCGATGACGCCATCATAGCCAGTAACGGCACAGGCCCCGTCTTGTCGGGCACCAATTTCGGTCAGACGTTCGAATTTATAGTCACCGTCATCGTCAACAATATTATCCGCATTGCCGGCGGTACAATGGGTTTCCCTGTTTTGTAAATTGAGAGTTTAAAAAGTGAGCTTGTACTAAGAAATTATTATATTATTATAATGAGTCTAAGATTGAAAAAAGAAAGATGGCAACCGGACCCGTTTGTGCCGCCTTTGACGTTGGAAGAAACGCGAGCCGCTTGCGCCGCATTGCACATTGTCGACTACCCGCAGGTGGAACGCGCCGTTCAAGATCCACCCATCGAAGGTCAAAAGTATGCTCTTTTTAGTTTTTTCCCAGCCGCTCCCGGCGGCATCAACAAGTACAACGTGTTGGCTTTCGCCAAAATTAGAGGCGTCTACGCCACCGAAGAAGAAGCGGCTACGGCTGCCAGAAAAATCATCAGAAAAACAGACAGTTGCAACAAGATTCACACCGTCGTCGTCGGTCGTCCTTTCCCCATCTGTGAAGCCATCATGGGTAAAGTCGTCGATAAGGTTGTTCTCGATGACGACTATCAACAGGCCGAAAAAGAGATGCGAAAACGCGCCGAGGCCAGCGAACAGGACACGACTCGAGAACTTCAAGATCGAACCAAAGCGCTACTGGACGACGTTGACGAAACCAAAGCCAAAGATCCCGTTGAAACGTACATTGTCAAACGCAACAAAATGGCCACCATCGCCGCTCTGTACACTCAACACTTGGAGCAAATCGAAAAATTTAAAACGATCATGATTAAAACTCATGGTGAAATTATCGAGTTGGAAACGCCTGAAATTCTCGCTTGCTACCAACAAGTTTACGACGCCAAATGTCAAGAATCAGGCATTGTCCCCGACGCCGTTATACAATCCTATTTTAAAACGATACCATCCTTTGATTTTTTAAATAATAAATGTTAGAAAGAAGTCAAATCATCGCCATAATAATAATTATGATTGTGACTCCTTGGCTCATGTGGATGACGATCCCTTTTGGTAGAGATGGCGGCAGTAGTCCGTCTCCAGGTGGTGGTGGTGGTGGCGGCGGAAGTCCTACTCCCGGTGGTGGTGGTGGTGGTGGCGGGGGTACCACTCCTCCGAAACCGGGTCCGACCCCGAACGGCGCGTTCCCCACGTCGCAAGAAATCATGTTTAAATCCAAAGAGGAATGTCAGACGAAAGGCGGTGTCTTGAACTGGGTCGGCGATTCGGTTTTGTTGACGTGCAACAATATCGTCCGTTTTGGACAGCCCGAATCGCCCATTTTCAATGAATTGGATCAAGTCAAAGCGGCTATCGCTTCGGGCGCTTTGAAACCGGCTACGGAAAAAGATCGATTGGTCGAATACTTTAAACTCGTCTATCCCAATTCACCGGCGACATCGTGGTCGTCGATGAGCGAAGCCGATCTCGTCGGTCGCTACCAAAAATTGGAAATCTACTACAAAATGCCTCCGGAAATTCAACCAGCCACGCCCATTACACCTCGTCGCGATGTGACGAATCAGTTTTTCCGCGTACCCAACGGCGTGACTCTCGATCAAGACGCCAATGTTTTGGGTCAAGTTGGACCCTATTTGGAAGTCATTCGTTTCGGACCCATGTACTCGTTTTTCGCCGACCCGACTCTTTTTGTCGGCACCTATTACTATCCCGTTCGCGGTTCGGGACTCTACTTGCCGTTGGGTAAAACCTTGGTGGCCTACAACAAAGTGCACGCCATGAAACTGTTGGGTGCCGCCAACGACCAAATCGTTTTGTACGGCGGTCGTGATTTCCAGTCGTTTTTGCGTCGCGATTCGGAATCGGCTGAATTTACAGCCGATGCTTTTGTCAGCGTGTGCGCCGTCAACAAACGAGCGACCAGCAACAATCCCGGTTGCGATAAAATCTTCAACTATTTTGCCAACACTATTCGCTACAAAGCCAAAGCTCTCGATCGACTCGTCGGCGAAATGGCCGCCGGTAAATCTCTGAGGTACGACACTCGAGCCGTCAACGGTGTCACTAAAAAGACGTTGGTCTACTACGGTTGCGGCGACACGGGCGATAAATTTCTGGCTCAATTGGCTCGCAATCGCGGCTACAATACGTTGCAATTTTTGCGCGAAGCTCAAATGGAATTGGACGGAGACGCCATCGTCGGCTATGAACTGTTGCATCTCGTCGAAAATGCCTACAGTCAAACGGCCCTCATGCGACTCGATCCCATGCGTATGCCATTGTACATGCCCGAGGGAACGACTCCGGCCATTCCACCAAACTATCTATTGACTAAAGATGTTATGAGCGTCGACGTGAAGGCCGTCATCAATTCAGAATTTAAACCGTTTAATCAAAAAGTCTTTGACATTGATCTCATTGTACAAGAACGAAATTCGAGAGCTCCAGCACCTCCGCCAAATCCAAATCCAGCACCTCCGCCAAATCCAAATCCAGCACCTCCGCCAAATCCAAATCCAGCTCCAGCTCCAGCTCCAGCTCCAAATCCAGCTCCAGTAGTCGTGGGCGCTTCTTGGGGTCGTCGTTATTAAAAAATTTCAAAAATATATAATGTGTTTTTGAAATTTAATCCGAAGAGTCTTCCGTATCCGAAGCCAAAACGCTAGTGATTTTACTAAACATCAGAGGAATGTCTCGCATGCCGTCGTCGGTCACGGTTGTCGACGACGTCGTGATGGTGGTCGAGGCGGCGGTCGTCGATCGTTGCTCTTTCAATTTCTTTTGGTGTTTGCTGCATTTCGTCGTGTTTCCGGAATTCTTTTGACCGCACTGTTGCCCGATACGTTGACCTTTGGTGAACGTGTGAGTGCACTTGTTGTCGTCGTTGACTAAAGTCGCTACAGTATCAGGGTCACTGCCATTCCACAACGTTCGCAGTTCCAATTCGTTCAGAGAATACCTGACAGATATTCTATCTATAAATGCGTCCACTGTATTTTGTTGTGCTTTAACCAAGTCATTGAGTAGTTCTAAAATGGTACTGACTAAATTTTCCGACATGGTGAACGTTTGATGCAACTTTCAAAACACGAGCGTTCGTCACCGTTTCAATTCCACGACTACTTGGCATTGTCAGCAACACAGCTTAAATAACCCACAATGGGTTTCTTTTTAGTTCCATGCGCTGGGCATCGTTTCAATGTCGAGACTGATTTACCTTTTTTTATTTCAGGTAAATGTAGAATAAATTATGAACAATTATCTGACGTATTCTCAGCTTCAGGGAAATCAACCTCTGAACAATAAAAGTATGGATAAAACCTCTCATTACGAAAAAGAAAAACCACCTCGTGACTACCCGCACGCTCACGGTCAACCGTTGACGCAAATGCCCCAGTTTTCCGATGTTCTCGCCCACTCACCGGCCAGACAATCGCATTCCATCATGGCGAAAGAAGTAGTTCCTCTGCATCCCGCTCATCCTGCAGCGCAACCCGTCAAACACACGGCCGTCGATAAAATCGTGCGGCAACATCGCAGCGACAACGACCACGGCGGCGAAGATTGTCCCATTTTCAGTCTCTACAAAACCGATTTGCAATTCAACAAGTACATTGCCGCCACGGTCGCTGCTGCTGCTCATCAAAATGTCTTTCCCGTCGAATTCGATTGGCGTCATCACGTGTCTCTTCCCGTCGCCCGTCATCAGGGAACGTGTGCCAACAATTTCGCCGTCACCGTCGTCTCGACTCTGCAAGATCGACGCATCGTTCACGGCGAACCCGCGTTCGACTACACACCTTGCATGAAATGTCACTCGGCCGAAGGTAATGCCGCGCAACTTGTCAGTCAATTGTCGTCGTCGACCACGCCGCGTTGCTCGTGTCTCTCTAAAATTCAAGCCACCGTCGACAATGTGCGCTGGCTGACGGACATTGACGCCATCAAACAAGCGATCGTCACTCAAGGACCCGTCATAGCCGGTATGTTGGTCTACTCCAATTTCTTGTCGGGTCATTTCGGTGAACACGGCATCTATCTCGATCGTGTCGTCACTCATCATCCGCACACCAAATTCGCGTCTCCCGCGTCTCTCGTCGGCGCCATCACGGTCGTCATCGTCGGTTGGGGTGTCGCCGCCGACGTGCAAACCAGTTCTTTCACCTACGAATCGGTTCCCTACTGGATTTGTCGCAACACTTGGGGCCCGCAATGGGGACCGAACGATGGCTACTTTAAAATCGCGACGCATCGTCACAATAAACATGTGCAACTCGAACGACCCTTTCATTACAAGCAAGCCCAGTGCGGTGGAGTGATCACGTTCGATTTACGTCCCCTAGCCAAAGAGTCGGCTTGGTCCACTTACGGCATTCCTATAGCTGTCGCCGTCCTACTTGTCGTAATGCTTTACGGAGTTAAATTGAAACTTAAAAGCGTGCGCAGAAGGTAAAAACGAAAACGAAATGTTTTGTCTATTTGAAAATTATTTATCGTCAAAAGATCGAGACGTTCAACCAGTCGACCATGTCGACGTTGAATGTCAGCACGTCTACTTTGAAAATAATGACGGGACATTTTGCAATCGTTGTCGTCAACAAATGACGTGTCAAAACACCAACCAGGACCAAATTCAACAAAAGGCCAACATTGGCATTCGTAAAGAAATGGAATTTTTAAATCTCAGTCCGGAAATTGTCGAAATGACCAACAAGTACTTTATCATGGCCTGTAATCAACGTATTCATCGCGGAAACTACCGAAAAGCCATCATTTGCGCGTCGCTCTTTCACGTCTTGATGCTGAAAAAATGTCCTCAAAGTTACGACACGGTCATCAGGTGGTTTGGCTTGACCAATCATTTCGCCAATAAAGGCTTCAATTTAGTCAAACTAAAAATACCCGAATTGTGCTACCTGCGCGAGTCGTACTCGGACACGGCCGACATGATTTTCAAACACATCGGTCTCGAAAGGGACGAGACCTTTTTGAAATTCATCAATCGTCCCGATATTATGGCTTTTATTCGTACGAAAATCAATCGACGCATGTACATGATTGTCGCCGCTTTTGTTTTCATTTACATTCGCCGGCAATACAATCCCTCTATTGTTCTCGTGGATTTCTGTACCAAATTGGAATTGTCACCCACCGTTGTCGAACGCATTCTGAAATCTATTCCCCAAGAAATACATTTCTAAAAAAGTGTGAAAATTTTTTAGAAATATTTGATTTCATCTACATAAAGCTATTTGAGAGAGACTGCGCGCGCTCATCATGTCTCAAGCCAGGTACGATCAATGTGAACGCTTGTTGCGCACAGACGTTCACAAATTTGCTCTCGCTCTCATGGTGGACTACTCGTTTCAAAATACCATCGACTGGCCGAATCTTTTTAAACAGCTACCGCTTCACATCTCGTTCCCCGTGCACGTGCCCGAAAGCTTTAAATTGAAACTCGTCGAATCGCTGGTTGATTGGAAAAAAATGAGCCGCGAACCCGAACTCGCCACCGATATCATCGATATTTACGGTCACCGGTTGGACTGGTCGCTCATTTTACAGCATCGTTGCATCCCTCTACCCGCCGCCATCGTCGCCAAATATCAATCTAAATTCGATCGAGCCATTTGTCAGCTGTTGAACGATATTATTTAGAGATTTCCTACCACATCTTGACTCTCTTCAATCACGTATCCATATTTCTCTTTCAAAAGATCTGGATTCGTTTCTTTGACGGCCTTCCATCTTTTGCCTAGCTCTCGTCTGACGTCGGACGCGTTCATGTCGGGATGATCCTTTTTGATGGCGCGTCGTTCGTCGGTACAAAACAAATTATAAATACTCGGTCGGGCGTTCTTTTTCGGTCGCACTTTACTCTCCAAATACTTGTTGTAGCGCTCCCTGTCGACCATAGCCTTGTCGATAAACGGTTGTTTCTCCTGGTCGCTCAAATTGCGCCACGACTCTCCGAAAAGAATCATGACCTTGTTGGGTTTGATGCCGGGATTGGTTTCCAAAATCTCGCGACGTTTCGACTCGCAAAAAAAGAGGTAAGCGCTAATGTTTCGCTGAGGTCCCTGGACGACTTCTCTCTGTTTCAAGCCCAACATCAATCCCACGCGTTTCTGAGTCTCGCCGCTGTGCCATTTCTCGATCAGGTCCACGTTGCCAAACAAAAAGTCGTCCGACATGAATTGATTGATAGCATTAAGGATGGATAATTTGGATTTCGAAATCATGGTAATGGTTTTCTTAATGATGGACTACTTTTAACTAAATTAAACTGTGAGGAGAGAATAAAAAATCATGTTGACACCGGCTATTTGTCAAGATTTGGTAATGAAAACGAGTGACGCGTGCGGGTGCGGTCCCTTGGACGGCTGTCAACATCCGCGACACCAGCGACCCTACAAAATGCACGAATGGATGACGCGCGTACAGGCCATGAACAATTTGACCAACAAGCAGGGACGAGTGTACACGGCTACTGTCCGTCACGACGACGTCGATCATCGCGTCGTTCTCAAGCATTTCAACAAGCCGGCACTGTTTGATCACGCCCGACGCGAGTACGTGGCCGGACAGCACCTCAACGCTCTCAACGTGCCCATGTTTGTCGAAACGTACGCCTCGTTTCATCGCAATTCAGGACCCTACAACTTGACGCGTTTCGTCGACGGTGAAACCTTCAAATCGGCCATGTCGAAAATGTCGCGTCAAAAATTCATCACGCTCACCATGCAAATGTGCGTCGCGCTTGAAATGGCTCAATCGGCCTTCCGTTTCGGGCACTACGATTTACATTTGGAAAACGTCTTGATTCATTTTTCTAGTAAAAAAACGCAAATTCTTTTCGATCAATATCACGTGTCTTTTTCCAATTGTTTCAATCCCGTCATTATCGATTTTGGCATGTCGTGCGGCAGCGATAGCGTCACCGGTGAAACGTGGGGCATGCGACAGCTCGAAAAGAAAGGCATCTACGAACATTTGCGTCCCGGCTACGACATGTTTGTCTTTTTTCTCTACTGTCACCAAGAGCCGGGTAAATTCGCCTTCTTTGACATTGTCGTCAAGGTGCTGGAGAGTTTTTACAAACACGACGTCGATCAGCCGCGTCAGTATTTGCAAACGTTGCGACGCGGAGCCGACAGTAAAACACCCAAACAGCTCTTTGAATTTCTCGTCCAATTCTCGACGCACGTCATAGTCAAACCTCGACGCGTCTACACGCTAGGCGCCATCCAACCTCCGCCACCAGATGCCGTCATTGACACGTACGTCGACAGCGTCTTTTATCAGCAGTTACCGTCGGCAGAGTTGACACCTCAATCGGACGCCATGGCTTTTCGCTCGAGTAAATCCGTGGAATTCAAAATCAACATGTATTACAAGATTTGCCAAACGTCGCTGACGTCGTCCTACGAAAAATGGATCAAGATATTTGAGCGCGAAGTCAAGAAATACTGGAAAGAAAAAGACGCTCAAGAAGCTCGAAAAAGAATTAAATGGCAATTACCTGTTTCAGAAATTGCCAATGCGTCTTGAACGTGGACTATAAGGACACGGCCGATTTCTACGAAGATGACGACAAACCCAAACAGTGTGCCGGCGTTTGCGTCGTCAGTCGTCGCGGTATTTTAATCAATCAATCGTACAATCTCTACTGGGGTATTCCGAAAGGCATCGTCAACGAAAGCGAATCGTTGCGCGAGTGCGCCGTTCGTGAACTTTTCGAAGAGACCAACCTCAAGTTGGATAAGAGTCAACTGACGCGCAACATGTTCAAATTCAAGTACAAAAACATTAGCCGTCAAGTGTGCGTGTTTTTCGCTCACGTTGACGCCGTTGACGTTTTACCTAGGATAAATACGGGAAACGATGCCGAATCTACCGGCTGCGGTTTCATTCATCCCAAATGTCTCCTCGAATTATTTTATTCTGGAAAAATTAAGATTAATTATTTCACTAGGGTTCTCATTAATAAAATCTTTTTATGACATGAGAAAAAAGCCGACATCCTGGTGGCGAAACATTGGCAAAGGTCGTTTGTTTCTCATTGCCTTTGTCACGCTGTGCGTGTACGCCATTTTCAGACGTGCCCGCGGCGTTCGCGGCACTAGCGACCCCCATTTGCTCGGCAGCGATTGGCGCCAACGTTTTCCTCACGCTTTCAGACCAGTAGACACGTCCATTAGTACTTCAACCGCGCCGGCCGACAGTCGCGGTGAATTGGCTTGCCGACGTCACTTGGAGGAGCGCTTCAATCGACCCTTTCCCAAAAAGCGTCCCACTTTTTTGCGCAATCCCGTCACTAAAGTCGATCTCGAATTGGACTGCTACAACGCTGAGCTGGCTCTCGCCGTAGAATATCAAGGTAAACAGCATTACCACTACGTGCCTCATTTTCACTCGTCGCGTGACGCTTTTCTCAATCAAAAGTATAGGGATCAAATTAAAAGAGATTTGTGTTTGAAAAACAATATTGTTTTGATTGAAGTTCCCTATACAGTCATTGATATTGAATCGTTTTTGGATTTGAAACTGAAAGAGCATGGATACATCTAAACCGTCACACGTCAGACAATTATTTCCAGTAGATTCTTTGCCTCTGACGCCTTCACCTTCGCCGCCGCGTCGAAAAATCGCCGTCGCCGTTCGTCGTCGCTTTCTTACCCCCCATCCCCCGGTTCCTCTGCATCAGCTCATGTCGGAAATGTCTCTCGTCGGATCATCGGAACGTAAACGCAAGCAAACGTCGCCTCGTAAATTCACCGTCGGTCCCAAACGCAAAGCGCCATCGTCGGGAGTGGACCGATCGCCGCCACTTTCAGAACCTGTACAAAAATCTAAGAAAAAATCTCAACGTCCAGATTTGGTTCATCCTCACCATCAGACTAAACTTTTGGTTCCATTTGTGGTCAAAGCCGGTGATCGATTGATTAAGAATCTTTTCCCTTCTCAGACCATCACTATGCAAAAGAACGAGTACGGACTGTACGTGTACGAGGGTTTCGTTTTGGATAAGAAATCCGTGGTTGGTAAATATCTGGGTGATGGTCAAGTTACGCCTTTGACTGACGAAGATTTTGAAAAGGCCAAAGAATTAAAAATTATAATATAAATGTCTCAGTTATATCAGTGTATTAAACAAGCCTCGATAAAATACATGGATGTCGACCCGAGAGAAATGCGAGCCTTCATTTTGAAATGTAACAAAACATTAGACATGCAATGTATCATGATGGAAATTGTGGACCATTTTGTCGACGAAACGGCGACCAAAGTCGGTGCCGTTCGTTGCGATGAAGACGACTACATCAACATGGTTCTCGACTTGGAAACGATTCCTTTTAAATTGATGGTCTTGTTTTACACTTTCCTGTCGTTTCACGCCAACAGTGTGGCCGTCGATCGACAGCGATTGGGACATTGAATAAAATTTCAAAGATGTTAAAATTTTTGAAATTTAACCGACAGCCACTGATGTGCCGCCGGCCACTGGTACTTCTACTGGTGCCGTGTTACACTTTTCCATGTGGCTAATAATGATGCTCTCGTCTAGACTTGTCGTCATTCCCACATTGCTAAAGTGTACGTTCTTATCGTTTTTCAGCATATTTTTCAGTTCTTTGCAAACGTTAATGTTCAAACAGTCGTTTTCGTAAATAGTCTTACACAACGAATATTTGGAGGCGAGTTTGGATTTGCGGCTGTTGACGTAGTTTGATTTGCCGCGGACAATTATATATTGATCGTCTTCGATTTTGACGAGTGAAATTTTTTCGTAACACGTTCGTTTCATGATCTTTTTGGAGATTTCCAATGGCTGGTGCTGAAATATGCAGCCGCCACTGTCGGCGATCGTGTCGAAATAGTTTTTCACGACGAGACAAAAATCGCGACACACGCGTTCGACGATCGTCTCGTTGATGCCACTCACAATAACTTTTCCCGATTGAAAAACGAGAAAAGTGATGTAATAGTCTTTGCGTTCATCTAGACCCAATTTTTTACTGCTGACGCAATCTTTGTAAGGCACGTGCTCTACAAAGCTGACTTCGTCAAAGAAGCTGACGTTACGGTGCATGACCTCGGTCGTTCCGACGTTGTACTTGCACGTGAACGTGCCGGATGTTTGTGAATTGAAGCACGTGTAGTTATTATAGTGAGGAGCTATCGTTTGGAAAAAAGTCATTAGACTGTCGGGTTCAATAGGACGATTAAGGTCAAGGACAAAATTACTCATAACTTCGTAAATATAAATTTCGCAAGTATCATTTTCGTACATTTTGGGATACAATAGTTTAAGTAAAGAGATAACATACTGAATGGCTTCGTAAGCGCACTGAAGGGTAATATTGCCTGTGAATTGAAAGGAACCGTTTTTACAAATTTTCATGGAAATTTGCTTGTTGAAACTGAGAAGGTAGAGGTCGCAAGTGAAGGCGTTTTTGAAACCCGTCCGCAATTGGATGATGCTGTTAACCTTTTTGTCGTTGAAGATGTATTTGGAAAACAATTCCATACATTCTACAATGTTCAATTTTATTTCTTTACCGCTGGCAAATCTAGTCTTTCCCACCATTGTTCTTGTGGTGCAAAAGAAGGAACCGTTGTCGTAAGATGAAGGCATCATGGTGGTATTGGTTACGGCGGAACACATATTAACTTAGACATAAAGAAAGAATGTGTAAGATATCAACTTGCTTTTAATCAGAGGATATTTTTTTTAAAATCGGTATAACTCTTGAGAACGATTTCGTACTCGGCTTGGGTGACGATGCCGTCGGTGAGCACGTTGTCGACGACGTGATCGAGATGCGACAGTGTCGCTTGCGATCTGGCGACTATACTGGCGTATCGCGTCTGTTTATTTTTGTTGCGTTCTTCGGCGAGATCGCAGCAACTCGTCACCGCTAGTCCGCCAATAGCCAAGGGTACGGTGACGCCTACTGAAATGGGGAAGATGACGGCCGTAGCCACTAGGGGAATGGCGCACACGTTGACGAGCGAACGTATCGATTCGTTAAAGTTAGCCCAGCCTTTTTGTCTGCCCAATTTCTTTTCGTATTTGGCGAAGGTGTCGCGTACATCTTTTCGAGTTTCTTCCACCTTTACTATGCGTTTTCTGTTCAATTCCGACAGGTCGTTGACGTATTCGAATGGAAAATTGTGACGAGGCGGCGCCGTGGCGATATCGACCGCGACTTCCTTCATTTATTATATGATATACACGCATACAGATACACACAAATTACTGAATTTTTTTATTTTGGCTTAATGGAGCAAACACCGTCTTGACAGAAAAAATCGGGTTGTAAGGCCGGATGTTTGTACAAGGGTTTTCGTTTTTTGTTCTTTTTCGCCTGTTGTGCGGCTAAAGGTTTTTCCACTGTGGTGGTCACAACTTCATCTTCATTGTCGTGGGTAAATTGTCGAATTTCCTCGTCAATGGCGTCGGCTTCGCGTTTCAAGGCGTCAGGTAGACCCGTGACGTCGCGTGTGTCCGGTAGACTACTCGACAACTCAGGTAGGTCGCGTTGTTCATCGTCGGCCACGGCATCGGCCAATTGTGAAACAATGTCCTCTGGTTCATTGACCTCTTCTACTACTGCCGGCAGTGGTTCTGGAAGCGGTGCTGTTACTGCCGGTGGATCGTCAAAAATTTCTGTAATTTTCGACGTCCGCGGCAGTGGCGACGTCCCGGCCAACGCTTCGGCTTGTCTGGACCACAAAGCCGCTAGTAATACTTCTGGAGGCACCATGGGCGGCGGCGGCGATGCTGGGCGAGGTGGAGTTGGTCGTGCAGCAGCTGCAGGCATGGGTTTTGGTGGTGTTGCCGGCATGGATACAAGCTTTGCCTGCGTTGGTGGTGGCGCTGGTTCATCATCATCATTTTCTTCTTCTATTTCGTCTAGCTGACGCATTTGCTGAGATAATTCGTAATCACTCGTATCGATAGTTTCCTTTAAAAAATCGTTCTTCTTTTTCAAAAGATTAGGTCCTATGAACGAAATGAGAGGCGTGATGGCTGTCGTGGCCAGATTCATGAGTTGCGACGTTTCTTCAGCTGGCGAAGGTTCCAATTCGATGCCCTCCATCAGCGATTTGACGAGTCGTTTTTGTTTCTCTAATTCTCGGCGGCACTGATCGTGTTTGCGCTTGAAATAGAAGAGAGCCAACGATAACGCGATGCACGCCAGGACCAGAATTTTGTTCATTTTTTATTATTAGAGAGTTAAGAGTTTGTCGTTTTACAATACAAAAAGATACGACGATGATGCACGTAGATCAGCAGCAACAACGTGTCCTTTTCGAAGCCGTGTCTCGAGCCAAGGGACTCTTTTACAAGAATCTCTTTGATTTACATTTACAAATTAGTCCTTTGTGCGACAAAAATCCTCGCATCCGGCAAACGTGTTTCAAAATTCGCAACAACGGTCTGCAAATCTATACCAATGTCCAACACCACATTCACGCCAATGCCAAAGTGACCAAAGAGGCTTTCGATACGTACACGTTGACCGGCGACGTGGAAGAGCTCAACATTGGCATCAGTCTAGAGTACCTGAAAACGACGTTCAAAAACGCCAAAAAGACGGACGACGTTGTTTTCACCGTTCTCAGCGACGACACGGACGACACTCTTCCCGGAAATATTTGCATTCAAATCATTAAGACTCAAAAGACGTCGAAAAATAGTCAAACCAACGACTATCCCAAAGTGAAATCCAACGCTAAAATCAAAGTGACTCTCGTTCAGAATCAGCTACTCGAATTCGGTGAACGCATCACCGATCCCGTCAACGTTTCCAACGAAGAATACCTCAGCATTTGTCGCAACATTCAAATGCAACCCGGATGGATCGACATTTCACGCAGCGAACAGAGTCTCAAATTTGCTTTCCAAGTCAACGAAATCATCGAATGTTCCACCATTATCGGTGAAGCCAGTGAACCGCTATCGCCGCCTCAACGTTTCAATGCCAACAACATCAAAAGTACCAACAAAATCGCCACTTTTGGACCTCAACTGAAAATCTACTTGAATAAACATCAGCCGATGGTGATTGAGAGTAACAATGAACACATCAATATCGGAATCTGGGTCAAATCCAATGACCAAATTTCTGAAGAAAATAAATAATATAAAATGATGAATAGAAAGGTGTTTGTAGGTGGAATCATCATCAGTCTATTGGCGATAGTCTACTTGCTGTCGTATCCGAAACCCGTCACCCCCACCGTTCAACAACAGCGACCAGTCGTCGTCTACGAAGCCATGAAACGACCGGCTCCCGTCAGACGTCCTCTGCGCTCCTTTCGTCTTCCTGCTCCTGCTTCTCCTAAGCCGGTAACCGTTTCACCACCAGTACCAGTACCAATGCCAGCTCACGTCATGTTGACGCAAACGAGCGAATCTGCTCGTCCAGATGAAGAGTCGCGTCCTTTTCCCGATGAAGCGCCGCCATCATTCGTCGAACCGCCTCCGCCACCGCCGCCGCGTTTAGCTCCATCGTCGCTCACGCAGGCGTACACGCCCACAGTGTTACCTCGAAGAGCCAGAGCGTTACCGATGAGTCGTAAAAGTTTCCGGTCCATGCCACCGCAATCTTTTACGCCACCACCACCACCACCACCTGAAGCGGATCGGCGACCCGTGACGCTCATTAAAGATCTTTGAATAGTGTCATTTTAAAAGTTTTGGTTAATTTTTAAAATGATAGAGTTTTCTGTGGCGTTTCATGGCTCGTTCATTTTTGACGCTTTTACCGCACGTTGAACATTGACACGGGTCTTGTTCGATGCGAGTCACGCAGCACTGAAATTCTCGTTCGTTTAACCACAACGGTCGATAGCCGCACGACTGAAACACATAGTTGACCAACGACTGATGACTGGACGTTTCAAACCATAACGTTTCGTAACCTTTAGCGAAATTACCCGTCGATGTGACGACGACCACGCACACGGCGGTCGTGTCATTCCTCCACGTAGCCGACCAATTGGCGTCGAATTTCAAACAAATTCCTCGACGTTGACATGCGGCAAAAAGAGTCATTGTCACAACACATATATTACACGACCGGACGGCCAGCGAAGAAGCTATGCTCTCTGTCTTTATATAATATTCGTTCCTCATTTCTCTAAATTAATAAATTATGAATAATCAGTTATGGTTGATTATGTTTTTCGTGGTGATCTTGGGAGTACTCGGAGTTTTTGCCTTTACAGAGAAAAGACGGTCACCTGCACCGTTACCACCGGCTGAACCCACGTACGGTCTGTACGGTGGCGCGCCTCTCATGTTTAACGGTGCCATTCTACCGGCGACGATCGATTTACCTAATCCACCCCAACCCCCCATCGCGGCCTACACGCCTTACGGTGCCTATTCGGAACAGTCGCTAGGCTTTCCCATCGGCAACTATTGGCCCAGACCGGACATGATGACGTTTCCCGAGTTTACAATCCCCACCTACATCAATGCTCCCGATAGTACGATGAAACCTCCAGTACCGGGACCCGGACCCGCGCCCGGACCCGTGCCCGTACCCGTGCCTGGACCCGTCGACGCCAAACTTGCCGCTAATTTAACGAAATATTTCAAACAATTGTGGCCAAATATGACGACGTTGACTGACCCGGTCAAATTGGAACAAATCTACGACAATTTAGACGCCTACTATCTCGATTGGATTCCAGGCAAAGAAAAAGCCTCAGCGTCCAACTACAAAACCGATCGTATGCCTTTGTTGACGGCCATCGATTCCGACGCCAAACTCGACTACTCGCGACTATTTGACGGCAACGTGTGCGATTGTTTGCGTATCGCTCACAAAGAATGCATCTACAGTCCTAATCGATTGCAAGCCAAAGAACTTTTGGACTGTCCCACGTGGCCCTACATGGTCGTCAATTTGACCAACGCGTGGCTCATGAAACGCGCCTATGATACCAACAATCCCGATAGCAATTATCGCAAAGATACCATCGTTCGAAACGGCATGTCGGGCATGAAAGGATTTCCCAACGATTCTTTTTACGAAGGTTTCGTCTATCCGGGCGAATACGCCGTCCCCGATTTGTGCAGCAGTAAACCCGATCCGTTTTTCGACGAAATGCAACCCGGTCTGACGTCCGGTGGTCAGCCACTCAACATGTCGCGTCGCAATCCACCGTGGTGGTATCCTCAAGATTGCTCTTCGACGGCTTGCGAATTCCCCGACGAAAAATGTTTGACCGTCGTCAGCGACGGCTCGTATGGTGGATCTCAATCCAAGGGCACCTTTAAACGTTGCTATCGCGACGGAACGTACACGATCGGCAATAAAGCTCCCGCTTCGGCGTCACGTAGCGGCTTTGTGCGCGAATACTTGACGACCGACCTGAAAGACGACTGTCCCGGCGGTTTCCCGCCCAACATTTGCGCCGACGTTTCTCCGCGCGATTATCGCGGCTACTGGACGTACCCTTTAGTCGGTTGCGGATTGTGGTGGACCGTCGGCAAATCGGTGGCCGTCAACACTAAACTCGGTCTGCTCTTGGCTCCCAAATCGGAACAGGGATTGGGTCTGGATTTCGATAAACTCATGGAATTGCGCACGCAAACCAACGCTTTCGAACAGAATTTGTTCCAACAAGTCAATCGAGTCATGCAAATCATTCGCGACGGTAGCGTACCCGCTAACGGCACCATGTGGCCGGCTATGACGTTGGACGTATTGAAACAGCACGGTTACAAGGGCGCTCAGATTGCCGATAGAACGCAAGCCTTCAGCGCCGCCAAAGATCTCGTAGCCTACTGGTACAAAGAAGGCTATACGGGTCTCGATTCCACTCCTCACGGTTTCAATTACAATTACTCGAAATATTTCCCGTTGGGTTGTCATTTTTCGTACGCGTCTCGTTTCGATCATTTGCTCACCTCGTACATGACGGTAGCCAAATTGGATTCCATTCAGTTTTTAGTGGAACCGCAAAACGTCAAAGTCGGTCTGCGTCCGGCCTACATGTTTGAAATTTTCAGCAAGAAACCTCGAACGGCTGATGCTATGGTCGGTTCGGCATTCCAAGATTTCAGTATCACGTCGTGTCGCGCGTGCTACAGTCTCGATCCGGGACCTCAAATCGAACAGTACATCAAGTACGGCTACTTGCCGGCATCGGCCGTCACCACCAAGAAACTCATCGATCCCGCCGTCTTTTTGGCTCGTGCCAGTGCCAAGAGTTTCACTCCGGCCGTGCTTTAAGTTTGCATCAGAAAGCCTCATCGCCTACAACATAAAGATAATGAGTACGCGTGTCGTTTTGAAACGCGTCGAAGACGAACAACGTCTACGCGATCGTTTTACGGTCGTTCTCGAAGACAAGACGACTCGCGTGTGTTTTGTCGACGGTGTTTGGCCGACGTTCAGTGTCCCTTTCTCGGCCGTACCGACGAGCGGCAACAATCGCTTGTATCGACCTTGTCTCTCGTTTCCCCGATTCACGGGCACGTTGCGTCCCGAACAGGTCAATATTCATCAAAATGCTCGCATCAAATTGGCCGAAACGCACGTTGTCATGATTAGCTGTTTTCCCGGTTTCGGGAAAACCATAACCACCCTGTCGTTGGTGTGCTCTCTTCGCTTGCCGGCCATCATCGTCTGTCATCGCGTCTGTTTGGTTCAACAATGGCGCGAATCGATCGCCACGTTTTGCAGCGGCGATGCTCTCGTCGTCGACTTGCCAGGCTACACGGGCACCGACTATCATTTTGGCATCATCAACATTGCCAACGTTCACAAATTAAACGACATCCCGGTCGATCACGTGCTCGTCACCGATGAAACCCACTTGTTGCTCAGCGAAAAACGCAGTTTGAATTTGTTGAAATTCTGTCCCAAACGATTCATCGGCTTGACGGCGACACCCTATCGTCCCGATGAACTGCACGTCTTGTTTAAATTTTTTTACGGTGAAAATTTCATCGTGAAAAAATTGTTCAAAAAACACGATATCTACACGGTGTACACGGGCATAGTGATGCTCGAGCGGCGCATTTACGGCAAACTCGACTGGAACTACATGTTGGAACAGCAAGCCACCAACGTGCAGCGTCATCGTTTACTGGTCGACATTATTCAAACGTTCCCCGCTGACCGCACGTGGCTCGTGCTCGTCAAACGCGTGGCTCACGGTGAAGCGTTGCGCGATTTACTTTTGACCGTGCGACCGTCGCGCGTCGTCAGCCTCCTCACGGGCAACGTGCACACGTACGACAAACAGTGCGACATTTTGATCGGCACCGTTGGCAAAATCGGGACGGGTTTCGATTTTCCCAAATTGGATTCCCTACTCGTCGCTGCCGACATGGTTCAATACTATATCCAATTTCTGGGCAGAGTCATGCGAACGAAAAACGTGCCCGTCGTCGTCGACGTGGTCGACCAGCACGCCATCATGAATTTGCACTACTTGTCTCGCAAAAAAGAATATCTCGAACACGGAGGGCGCATCATCAATGCCAACGAACGCGTTCGAGATTTAACCACCACCACTACTAACCCGTAGCGGCGGCGGCTTCGACGTCTCGCGAAACGATCGTCACGTGCAACGATTTACATTTCATGGGAAAGACGAAATGCTTCCTGAATTCGTCGACAAATTCGCTAAAAATAGTCAATCGAAGATCAAAGACGGTCGTCTGTTTGGTTCTATAGATGAAAGAATTGAGCGATTCCGTGTGATGCCTCAGTCGGCACATGTTGTGACTTTCGTTGACAAACACCCCGGGACCGATCAGTTTAGTTTTCTTGCAAAAATCGTATTTACATCGGGTAATATTGGTAAAATGATGCGCGAATTTACACAGATTATTGTAGACGCACGGTTTCTTTAGCAAATAGAGTCGACAGAGTTTCACGTTGACGACGCGTGACGGCACCGTCGGATGCCTCGTGTTCCATCGCTGAGGTATCGTGTACACTTGGACGTGATTGTTGAACATTTTATCGATATCGTCCGTCGACTCGAACAAATTATAGTGGATAGGTTTCGGAAATATATATCGTCTTTTTTTGGTTGTCATCTCGTCTGGATCGTCATCGTCGTCATCGCCACCGCTGCTGCTGCGATATTCGACAATGGCCGCGTCTCCATCGTAATCGAAATAGTCATCCAACTCTTCTTCGCTGCTGACGAGCAAGTCGTCTTCGGGTACCGCCGCGATTTCATCCGACATTTTTCTATTGTTCTTGACCAATTCTTTATCATCTTGAATTACACAACATTTTTTGAAAAATTAATTTGTCTTGTACAATTCTTTGACGCGTTGCAGCGTCTGTTCTTCTTTGCCCAGTCGACGATTGACGTGGTTGTGAAACGTGAACCAAAAGTAAAACAAATTGGCTTTGTTCAGACACGCCCATGTCAACGCTTCTCCTCCCATTTCACTCGTGTAGGTGTAGGCCAAATGTTGGGCTGCCGTCGTCGGCAACCAGATGTGAAACGTTTCGAGAAATTGACGCATGCGCGTCTGATCTGCAAACGTGGGTTGATCTCGATACGTCAACGCCGTCATGTGTAAAAAGAACCAGAATGGCGGTCCCCATCCCGCCACGCGCGTCGAATACATGTTTCTGGCTTGCATTAAACCGACGAGCGGTTTGTGAAGGCGTTGATTGACGGCGTTGTGAAAATGGACGTAAAACTCGAAAAGCGATTGACGCGACATGGTCGCTTGCAATAAATTGGATTTCGACACGTAGTCTCGAGCGTGTTGCTGACAATAGGGACAGGGTAACAAATTGGGCAACAAGATGAGAAAGTCAATGGCCGCTTTTACGTGAGGCGACGATGGTGTCGCCGGATAGGCCAGACTGCTCGTGTGTAAAAAGAACCAAAAAGAAGGTCCCCAATCGGTCGTCGATCTAAACGATGATCTGTTTGCGTTCATTTATTGGAGGTTATTAAACGTAGTCGTACATGACGTTCATTTGCGGCGCAAAACTGGCTCTACGATGGCGACGACTCGACCGACGCATGGTACGTCTCATGGTCGTGGCCGAAGCGCGACGTTTAGACTTTCGGCGTTTAGTTCGACGAGACTTTCTACGCGATTTCTTTGTCACTCTGGCCATGAAACACTTTCGTTTTCCATTGGCCCTAAAGCAAACTTTTCTCTTTCTAGTACGAGCTACCATTTTATTTAAATAAAATTAATAACGGCGGCGACGTTTGCTGGTCTTGCGACGTTTACTAGATTTGCGCGACTTTCTTTTTGAACGTCGCTTGGAGCGACGTTTGGACTTGCGAGATTTGCGACGAGCCTTGGCTGCCGCCGGTCCCAACAGGAAATCCGGTGGCGGTGGCAGCTCAGCCTCTATTGACGGTGTCAGAAATACTGACGGTGCGTCTTCCGCGAGATCTAGGGAGGGATCGTAATTTCTCGGTCCAAAATAGGTCGTCTTGGGGTACGGACGACGACGAGTGTACCTTCGTCTCGTCCTTCTTTTGGTAGTGACACGTTTATTGGACCCTCTTTTAAACCAATAACATCTCTTATAGTATCCTTTTCCTTTTCTAGATTTGACCATTATTATTTATTAATATCAATTGATTTTAAAATTGCTCACAAATTTTAATGTAGTTTGTGTGTACACACGATGAATGATTTAGAAAAGTTTGATTTCAATCTGGACGCTCGCGATGAGGACATGTGGTCGTTGCTGGCATTTGTCCAAGTGTACGACATCAAGAGTCTTCCGGTCGAAGTGTCGCAACAGTTGACGCGGTTCTATTGCGACAAAATTCGTCAGGTTTCGAAACAAACAGGTCGTGACGTCATGGACGACCATTTTCTCAATACGGTTCACTATTGCATTTGTCGTGGCTACGAATTTTTTCGTAACCTAACACCCTTCAAATTGCGCGTGTGTTTGGCGACGCGATCGCAAGTGAATGCCTACTGGCTCGAACGCATTGCTTCGTTGATGCAATTTCTATAAGTTCCAATATTTTTCATGGAATATTGGAACTATTTCTTAATATAAATCTTTGATTCGAATAAAGAAAAATGATGCAAACACTTCAATCGAATGCTTTCGAGACTCTTGTCGTAGAGTTCAAAAAATATCTGGCTTTACAGGTGCCGTCCGAGTTGGCCGTCGTCTTTCTGACGGGTAGCGACTGCAAGTATTGCGTGGAAATGCGAGAGGTCATTGATCGTGTCATGCCTCGCTATATAGGCAAAGTGCAATTTTTCACCGTCAATTTGAGCGAGAACAAGTCGGTCGTCTCGAAAGCCGAAGGTAGCGTCTATCAGGATGGCAGCGACGCTTCCATTCAACACGTACCCATCGTTATTTTCTATCGCAAACAAATGCCCATCGCTCGTTTCAAGGGTCAGTACAACGAACACGATTTCGCTCAGTTCATCGCGTCCGCGATCGAAGGTTCGGTCGCGGTTCCAGCTTACGCTCCGCCTCCGTCGTACGCGCCACCACCCGCCGCCGCCGCTGGGTATCCAGTAGAGCAGCCGGTTGCCGCCTCCGCTTATCAGCAGCAGCCGTACGCCTATCAACAGGCAACGCCGCAACAGTATCAGCAGCAGCAGCAGCATTATCAACCGACTGCGGCGACGGCACCGGCTAAACTTCAGCAATCGTACTACAACACTCCGTACCGTCAACCTCCTCTGCAGCAGCACCAACAAGATCTCTACAACAGACCGGGAGCAGCTGCCGCCGCCGCCGACAACGCGCCCAGCATCGAAAACTGTAGCGGACGTAAATTTTGCTATTCTACCTACGCAAATGCTTATAACAGTTGTTAAATAATTGTTTGATGTAGATAAAAATGGAGAAGCACATTGAATGGCTATCTCGCAAAAGCGATGTGTTGAAAATGTTTTTCATGATGATTCCCGTCGGCGACGCTTTCCATTTACCCGATTGCAGTTGGGCGTCAGAGACGCGAGGACCCGACACGTGCGTCTGTCAGCACATTATGTGGCGCGTTTACGGCGTTTTGACTAGCAGCAGCAGCAACGGCGGCGACGGCCCTCAGTCGCTCGTATAGCGCTTCCGTCACGTAATCTGGACAATCGACGTGCACGTGATCGACGTAGAAAACGACAGCGACAACGTCAAAGGTCACATGTCGTCACGCGAATTCTCTCAACCATTTCAATGTCGACTCCAAATAACGACTCGTGTACGCTTCTGTAAATGTTGCCGTTTCCTTGTACCATTCTTGATATGTTTTTATCCAATACATGAGTACCCCCTGTAAGTCTTTTGATTCCAATGTCGCGTGACACGCTTCGATGGGGACGATAGAGTCGTCGAGGTGAAACAAGTGCGTAAACAATTGGTTTTCGCGCAACGTCCGGACGCTTTTCCAGCGACCCACATCTCGCCATTGTCGTTCATTATCGCTACAGCTGCTGCTACCGCTGCTGCTACAATCGGAATTGTAACCCGAAGCTCCTCCTTCCGTTGTGGGCGGAGTTTCATCTTCGTCGCGTGGGTAGTCGGCGCATTGAGTCACTCGCGCTAGCAAATCAAAAAGACTGCGTTTGAATTGTCGATGGCGTCGAGCGTGTCGCAACCCGACTTCAAATTCCACGCCCCAATGCTGAAAATTCTTTTGCAGAATGTAAATGTCGTGGATGGGACAAAAGACCATAGGATTCATGTAGTGATGCGTTTGAGTCATGGGCGCGCGTAAACCTGTCACGCCCCGACAGTAGCTGAACCCGAAATCGATCATGATGGGACGATAGTCATCGTACGGCAATATGGTACGCGTGCCGTCGTTGAACGTGTACACGTGTTTACTTTGCGACGCTTTCACCATAAGAATGTTGTCGAAATGCAAGTCGTAATGGGTGAAATCGCAGATTTCTCTGGCCACTTTGAGCATGCAATAGAGATGCAAATAAATGAGCTCTTTTTCGCTCGTGTTCAGCTCGTCCATAGCGTCGTACAGAGTGAATTCGTGTTCGATAAACTCCATGACAATACACTGCGATTTCGCCGTTTCCTTATAGTCCAGCAGTCGAGGGAAAAAAGATTTCATTCTCTGGTCGCTGTTCAAGACGAGCATAACGTCGCGTTCGTGTTGCAAATTCACGTCCGGTAAGCTATTGGTCTTGTAAATGGCTTTCTTTTTTTTATATTTTCCCTCGTAGACGGTGCCGTAGTTTCCTTGTTTGGATAGTTTTTTCATCGTATATGTGTGTTTATGTGTCTCGGTTGATTCTTTTTAGGAGCCAAATAAATTTGATTCACCACGATTACCTGTAAATTTTACAGATATATTGAACGTCGAGCTAAAAGAACGTATTACCACAATAAAAATGACTGAAAAGATGGTTTCTCAAGAAAAGATGGTTCGTCAAGGAAAGTTGCACGTGCGTCAAAAGAAGCAGACGCGCAACGAGAGCATCAAGTCGTGCAAAGAGACACTGGAACGGCTCATCAACACCTATCAGATGGAGCCAGAGTTTGCTCACGATTTGGAAGAGTTTAGCAAGCTCTTTGCGTCCATGTTGAAAACGCTCGAAACGGTGAAAAAGACGCGCAACAATGCCAACACGGGATTGGGTAAGAGTCGACCCGTCACGGCCGCCACGCGCGCTTTCATCAAGCAAGTGTCTGGCGACGACAACGACAACGGGGCGTGTTCTCGTTCCGTTCTCACCAGTCTCATCAGCCGCTACGTCAAGGAAAAGCAACTTCAAACCCACGAACGCAAAACCTTGTTCCAATGCGACGAGGCGTTGTGTAGCATTCTCCAATGTACCGCCTCCATGTGCAACGATGCCAAGAAATTGGAAAAGTACTTGGAACTCGAGTGCATTCAAAACCGCGCCTACATGCAACAGTATATAATCGGCTTACTCGAGTCTGGTTCAACCATTGAGTTGGCGGACGAGCTGAAGTTGCGTGAAAACGATTTGATTTCCTGGACAGAATTACAGAAGATTTTGTTTTTAACTTTCGAAGATGAACAGCAAAGCAGCCCTAGCCAATAAATTTGCCGAGAAAGCCGGTTTGACCGATGCCAAATCGACCACCATCCCATCGTGTAAGTCCATCAACAAGCCGGCCGGACTTTTTATTGGCGAAGACAATTTGAAGTCTTCTGGATGGAAACCTGAACTGATGGCTGTTGGAAAACCTCATAAACTTGTAACTCGAAAACTCGACCCCATTACCAAAGGCTTTGAAGAAAAGCCAGGTATTCTTTTGGATGCTCCACGCCTTCTCATTTTACGTTCGTCACCGTTACTTTGTAAAAATCTTAACACTGGTTATGTTGATGGCTTGTGGAATGCTCCTCTGCACAAACCGGTATCTTATTTGAGATGTATGAGACGTCATTTAGTTTTGTTTGTCGATGAAAAAAATGAGCCGATGCACACTCGTCCCATTCAATTGAGTGCTATGGGACATTTTATGTATAACTTTGATAAAATGTATGAGAAATTTGTTGTCACCATGATGGCCCAGGAGAACTTGCCTTTTGGCGGTAAATTGGACGACACTACGGACAACAAACAGCTCTACTTTTCCAGCTTGTTTGTTTACGCTCCTATTTTCCAGTCGCAAGCCGTCGGCACGCCACCCAATTCGTCGATGGCGTGCATCACTACCGATTTCAAACCCAGCGTCATGATTGAAGCCAACGATGAGCACATGGAAGTTTTCCAAGCCGGAAAGAATTGGTGGAAAAAGGCCGTCAAAAGTTTGTCGTCACTGGAACCTTCTCCCACTCCAACCGTGGTCGACTCGAATTTCGGCGGCGGCGAGAACATTATCTACGAAGAAGAAGTCGACTTTTAATTTTCTTTGTGTTGGTAGTCACATGTAGTAGTGATGGTAGAAAAACAGTAGTTGGTAGTAGTTGGTAAACTTTCAATATTTTTCACATTTTAAATATTGAAAGTATATAACAATAAAATATGTCTGACGTGATAAAGTTGGAAAAATTGCCCAATTATGATTGTATTTTGCCCAACCAATACACGTATAAAGATCGAAAAGCTAGAGGTTCGAAAATTATCATTGTCGGCAAACCCGGTTCGGGTAAATCGACGTTGCTCAAATCGATTCTGAAAGCCAAAAGCGATATCATTAAAACGGGCATTGCCATGTCCGGCAGTGAAGGTGCCAATGAATTTTATAGGGAATTTTTCCCGCCACTTTTCGTCTACGAAGAGTACGACGATCAAGTGCTAGCCGACGCTTTGACACGTCAATCCAAGGTTATTAGCAACAAGGAATTGGCCGACGAAGACAAGTGGTTGGCCGTCATTTTAGACGATTGTGCAGATCAGCCTAGCGTTTTTAGACAGAAAATTCAGAAAACTTTGTTTAAAAACGGAAGTCATTTTAGAATGTTTTACATTATATGCATGCAATTCGCGTTGGACATGCCGTTGAACGTGCGCACGGCCGTCGACGGCGTCTTTCTCTTTCGCGAAACCAACTTGGAATCGCTCAAGCTCATGTACGTCAACTACGCCGCCATCGTGCCGTCGTTTGACTTGTTCAAACAACTCATGCTCCACTACACGGGCGACCATCAATGTCTCTTTTTGAACAACGCTCTCCAGTCCAACGATTGGAAACAGTGCGTCTACTATTGTAAAGCCGACGTGGTCGACGGTTCGTGGCGTTTCGGTTCTTTCGACCTGCACCAATGGAACAACGAACGATTCAATCCGTTGTGGGACGATCCAGAGTATCAAATGAATCAAGCACTCAAAGAGTTGCCTACTACTAATCGCTAAACATTTGCGTCCATATCGGTGTTCCGTCGCTTTTACGCACGGCGCCGACACCGATTCGTTTGTACGACGTGCCCAAAATATTGCTACGGTGACCCGGTGAATTCATCCATCCTCGCATGACGGCTTCGGGTGTCCCGTAGCCTGCGGCGATATTCTCTCCTATGGCTCCCCACGGGTAGCCGGCTTTACGAGCCCTATCTCCCGGAGTTTCGCCGCTGGGATTGTTATGATCGAAAAATCGTCGACTGTTCATGTCGGCGCTGTGCGCGCGGCTAATGTCGGCCAATTTGGAGTCAAACACCAGTTGAGCTAGACCGCGACTCGATCTTTCGGCGTTGGTGATTCTCGCCACTTGACCTTCCCATCCATCAGGAGCCGGTAGAGAAGGTTCAGCTGGTCGTCGCGGTCCCGAAGACGACGAATTCAACAAGATAAGCACCACTACAAAGAGTAGAAACCCACCAAAGACCAATAACATTTTTTGAGAATTTAACATTTTATCTCTATTAAAGGTAGATTATTGTAAAAAAAACTAGGCCGCCATGACGACAAACAGCAGCAGCAGCGTCTACATTATCGACGATTTGTTGGACGAAATCGACGTGTTGAATTTGTTGGCGGCCGTTTCGGACGAAAAGGAGAATTTCTTTCCAACGGGCACTGTGACCAACGCGGTCGACTATCGTCGATCGACCATGATGAATGTGACACCGGCTTTTATTCGACAACTGTTTCACCATAAAGTGATCTCTTTACTGCCCGAAATGTGCCGTCATTTATGGCATCCCGATTTCATCTTGGACGACTCGGCTTTCGAGTGTCAAGTGACTCGCAGCGGTCACGGTGATTTCTATTTGGAACACACGGACAATTGTACACCGTGCGAATTACGCGAACTCACCTACGTCTACTATTTTCACACCAATCAGTTCACCGGTGGAGAATTGGTCTTTATCGACGATGGCACTATTGTGAAACCGCTTCGAAACCGTCTCGTCGTTTTCGATTCGTCGCGCATGCATCAAGTGTTGCCCGTCACCGTGACGGGTGCCAACACGTTCGAAAACGGTCGTTTCACCGTCAACGGCTGGATCCGACGACGTGCCGACCCGTAAAAAAATTCAAAATAAGATGTGTGTTATTTTGAATTTTGTATATGCGTGTGCGTGTGTGCGTGTGTGTGTTTAATATCGCGTGGCGATAGTGACGTCGCCAACATTGTTGACCATTTCTCTGTAGAGTGGAATCATGCCGCTCGTTTGCATGACCATTTCGTTGTCGGGTGAAAATTCGGCTCCCGCGTTGATGTTGTGTCCACCGTACGTGGACTGGTATTTGAGCAAACCCAATTCGTTGGTGGTGTCGTTGTGTCGACCGCCCATCACCGTCATGGCTCCTTCGCGCAAATCAATGTGCGGCGTGACGGCCGGTTTGAACCAATTGTCGCCCGATAGAGGAGCGATAGGCAAATCGCCTCGAATGGGATCACCGAGAGAAAAGAGTCGGCTCATCTTGTTGGCGTAGACGGCGCGCGGGTAAATGACTGGCTGCAATTGACCGCTATGGCTCAAACCCAACGGGTTCATGGGATCCACGGCCAAGTATTGCGTGTCGGGTACGGGTCCTTGCAGAGCCGAAGTGTAGGGAACGTCGGCGACGCGCGGTGCCACGTTACTCGTCTGATTGGGAGGCACAGTGTAATTCAAGGTGAAATTGGTGGTGGGCGGTGCCAACATATCGCTAGCTTCAGCGCGACGCGGACGCACCAGCATGTCGCTGCTCATCATTCTTGCCGGTTGAGGCACCATCGATGCCGCCGGTTGTCTAGTGGTGTTGTAATCGAGCGTGGTCGTCATGGCTCGAGGAGGAGGCTCTTCGAATCGATACGACAAGGGCGGCATGAATGTTTCAATGAGGGACGGCGATTTTCTTTTCGTCCACGCGGCGCACAATCCGACAGCAATTAAAAGTGTCAATATAACTTGAATCATTTATTATTAACATCCACATGTTGTGAAATATTTTGCGAACGACTGAGCGCGTCTTTAGCGTCGAACGAGAAAATAGTAAAGGCCGATTCCTGCAGCCATAGCAGCGATGAAAAATCCTAGGCAAGCGTAATCCATATTTTATTATAACGTGGTTTTAATCAAATCATATCCTTGTTGAAAAAGTTTTATTTTCGTCTCATGATCCAACGAAATGATGGATTCCACTCCGCCTCCGTCGGCTTCGAATTCGTAGAGACGATGAATTTTCGAGCACGCTTCGAGACGCGACTTGTCGAGCAAACGACTCGGTACACTAAAGACAATGTCGACCAATTCTTTGAGACCCGGTGCCGGTGGCGGAAGTGTCGTCGGCAACGGTAACGTTCGCGGTCGAAAACATAGAGCCATGATTCGTTCGCTGAAATCAAAATCTTGAGCCACATCGACGGCCAAATTGTTGACGATGCCTCCATCCATGTAGACGTGCTGGGTTTCGACGCAGCGCGGCAACGTTCCCAACGGGATGGCGCAACTGAAGAGAACGGCGTTAATGACGCTATAGTCGGGTGTAGTGATGACGCTGAAAATCTCTTGTCGCCGCATCGTCACGTTGAAGGCAATGACAAAAAAAAACTTGCCAGTTTTTTTGAATAGTTGCTCGAACGTGACTTGAACATCGAGATAGGTGGGCATAACGGTGGGCAGTAGACTGTGCACGTACGGCGGCCGCGTGCTAAACTGGAAAATCTTTTTCAACGGCAACAGATCGTACTGTTGCGACGGCGTGTGACCGCACAGGAACAGCAAACAAATGATGCTACCGACGCTCGTACCGCAATACGTCGTGATGCGTTCCAAATGGCCGTGCTCTTTCAAGTAGTGCAAGCCGCCCAAATACTGGACGCCCTTGAATCCTCCGCCGCCGATGACGAGCGTGTCGCACAGCTCGGTTCTCTGACAATTTCCATTACCAATATCGAAATTGTAGTGATGGAAATGGCCCATAATTTATTTATATCGTGTGTGATAAATATATTATTTTTCTTGGAGTGAATTTTTTAAAGATAAAAATGAATAAGACTCCAATTTACAAAATTTTGCACAACGACAACACGGCAGATAGGCTGGACCGTTTGGAACGTTTGTTGGAACGCGTGCTCCAGCAACAGCAGCAGCGAATAATGCCAGCGGCGGCAACAATCGCTACACCCCCCACCATGTACGCTCCTTCGAATGTGGTCAAGAGCCAAGCGGATTGCGTCAAATGCGCGACGCGGGCCGCCACGTCGGAAAAGGTGCTCTATTTCGCTCTCGGCGGTGTTCTCGTTCTCCTCGTCACTTTGACGATTAAAAATATGAAAAATAACCGAGGCCAAAAGTACGGCAGATAACCTTAAAAAGTGGAAACATGTTTTGCGATTTCTGTATGTTTAGTAGCGCCAACGACGGGGAGTTTAAGAAACATTTTCGTCGCGCCCCCTGTCGCACGGCTCGATCGATTCTTTTCTGTTGCAAATTGTGCGACTATGTCGGCCACTCGATCAAAGACATCAAGAAGCACGCGTGCACTCGCGTTCGCTTCGAATTCAACGAAATGGAACGTTTGCGAACGGCGCAACTTTTGCCGACCCCTCATCAACTCGTCACCACCGTCGCCGAGCACGAATGGTACAAGATGGAACAACAATTGAAAGAAGTACGCGTCATCATGAACAATCCCAACTTGCAATTGACGCACGTGTCGCTGAGTAATCGCGAACAATTGTTGCTGGTGCCCGGTAAATTGCTCTACTCGCTGTGTCAGTACCGCAAATGGCTTCACGCCCCTCACGTCGGATTGCCCAATTTATCGGTGGAAAACATTTGTCAAGTGATTCGCAATCGTCGCTACGCCGATCGTTTTTTCGTTTTCCAAGTGCACGACGAATGCGATGTGCGTCACTATTTCAAACTCTTGTTCGCCAAAGCCGATGCCGCCTATTGGCCTTTTTGTGTCGACAATGCCACCATCACGCATTGGGTGTACAATTCGACGTGGTGTCCCTTTTCGAAAACGGTCGACGGTCAAGTGTACGTCAAACAGACGCGCGACGAGCTGTTGAACGCGCTCTACGAATCGCGCTACACCAATTGGCATTGGTCGCGAATGTCTCGCGGCGATTTCCATCGATTCGTGTGTCGCGAGTGGACGACGTTGCACTACAAGAACATCATAAAAATCGTGGGCAGTCTGGCCGATGTCATCAATCACCAGTGGACAGATTTGGAAGCGGAGCAGGGACGCGTTCGCGAAAAAATCGAGAAACTCTTTCCGACGCTTTTCGATTTTGTGAGTTTTTGGGACGCGGGCGTGGACGCGGTCGTCAATCGAGTTGAGCTCAACGATTTGACTCTTGACGACGTGGATCTGTACGAGTGTGTGGAACTGTCGTTGACGTTCGAAGAGGCCGTGTCTCGTTTTGTCGGCAAGAAAAAGCAACGCGGATGGCTGCCTTTGATGCGAGTTTTTCGCTCGAGCAATTGAATCGTCACTACGGTTGCTCGGCTCCCAATAAACGCGTCTTGTACGAAATGATTTTCGGTGTGCCCGTGACGGACGACGACGTTTGGAATCTCCCCGTTTTCGACGAGTACAAGAAAAAGGAACAAGAATTCGAAAAGTATATCGTGTCGCCTCACGATGTCGAAGAAGGTGTTCTCATTTGTCACAAGTGTAAATCGAAAAAAATCACGGCCTACAGTCGTCAGACGCGCAGTGGCGACGAACCGATGACCGTTTTTGCTAAATGTAGTATGTGTCAACATCAATGGGTTCAATAAATGAGAAGACCACAAGTCCTTTTTCTCGTCTTGTTATTTCTAACGATTGGTCTAGTTGTAGTCATTATTGCTAAGCAGCGACGACGCGTTCGCGAGTCGTACGTCATCAATTCACCTTCGGCCGTCTCGTTGTTGCATCGATTGAGTGAAGCCATGCGCGACATTTTAAGTAGTACTAGTAGTGGTGGTGGTGGTGGTGACTACTTGACGGCCATGTTGAACGGTCGCGACGTGTACAACGAGTTTACCATGGAGGAGGGTAGTCGATCGTACACGGAGAATAAGAAACGTATCGTCGTCTGTTTACGTAAAAACCCCAATGAATTCTATTCGTGGAACAGTTTAATGTACGTCCTGTGTCACGAGGTGGCGCACGTCATTTGCGACGAATTGCATCACACGGAGAAATTTAACGCCATCAACGCGGCGCTTTTAAAACGCGCTGAGACGTTGGGCTACTACGATCCACGAGTACCGTTCGAATCGAATTATTGTGGTTTATAGAATTATGATAAAGTATAGAATAAAAAGAAATATGGACGCCAAAGATGTTTACATTGTTCCCGTTTTCGGTGGCTACGGTACACCCAGCCAGGTGGCACCCGAACGATTGGTCAAGGGAGGCTACACGCGCATGACGGACGCCTACACGGGTAAAGATCAAGTGGTGACGTACGTGCGTCGCACTATTATTCCCGAATAAGCGGAAAAAAATTGCTAGCTAAATTGGATACAATTACCTAGTAAATAAACAGAGAAAAATATGGATATCGAATCCGGACACGAAGAAGTTTACAAGCCGTTGACGACTAAAAAGCATGCTCCGCCAGAGTCTCGAGCGTCGCGTCGCTACGCGCTCTTTCTAACGGCTACCAAAGTGCTCTGTTTGTTGATGGTGTTGAGTCTTTTGGGATACTACGTCTACGTGACGGTGACGATGGACGACGCGACCGCTCAGTTGGTACGCGACGTGAGTAAATTGAAACAGCATCATCATCATCAGCAGCATCGCAACAAGACCAGCAACGACGACGTTCCCGAATGGTTTACGCAAGTGCTCAATTTGACGCGCAAAGGTTTCGTTCACATTAGCCTGCAACCGTTCCCCCCGGAAGCTCCCGAACCAACCACGCACAGGCGTCCCACTACGTCTACAACCACTACGCCTGCAACCACTACTACGTCTACAACCACTACGCCTACAACAACGACGTCTACAACCACTACGCCTACAACAACGACGACTGTTGAACCTCCCACGACTAGCAGTACTACTACGTCGACGACAGAGAGTACTCCTGAAGATAGTACGACCGAAAGCACTACGACGACCACCGAAACTATCGATCACGATTATACACTTTAAAAAAACTTTTAATTTCAAAATGTATTTTAGACATGTTGAAATTAATTAATCTAGTTTATGATAGTTTGTATGATGAATGGTTCTCTTGAAATTGTTTTCGTGTCACGTGTCTGCGTTTTAACGGGTAATTACACAATGGAAGATTACGTCATGACTCGCCATCAACCGCCTTTGCTGGCTTCCGATTTCAGGAACCAAATCATGGTCGGCTACGACGGTCGACGCTATGATAGCGTGGCCAATTCTCACGGCAGATACTATTGGCGATGCGTCGACAAGACGTCGTGTTGTCGTGGGTTGTACGATGAATCGTTGCCTCGAAAATTGGAAGCCATGAACGAAGACGTGGACGCGTTTGTTCATCTGCTGGAGAGCGACTCGTCGCTTTCGTTTAGCAGTTTTTCTCGTTCGTGGTGGATGCGAAAACCGTTGACGTTTCTCAAAGAGATCGCCATGTATCACGGTTGGCGAGAAATAGATTTCCTTCCGAAAGCCATGAAAATGAATTATATCGATTATTTTATGTCGTACCCGTCGTCGGCCGAAGCGTTCGGCGACCAACTTTTTTTGAAAAAATATTTCGTTTCGCGTCGTCAAATCACCGACGCCTACCTGTCGCGTCTCACTCTGGAACAATTGACGCGAGTCATTGCCTGGTTCCGATTGGATGTCACCGCCGACTACAAAAAAGCCATCATCGGCTACATTCAATCGGGATTAAATTTGAAATAATAATTTTATATATCTTTTTTAGGATATGTAAAATAAGACTGTGTGCGTGTGTGAATAAATGTGCGATTACAGTAAATTTTGCACGACCGACGACGTCAACTACCAAAGTTTGACGACGGAAATCTATCTCAACGCCAGTCTACAGACACTCAATCAGATTTTGAAAAAAGTTTTGGATTTCGAAGCCGAACGCGTGGATCTCATCAGCTACGACGACATACCGTACATTATCGAACGTTTCAAAGGCATGCCCGACTACGCCTCAAAAAACGCCATCTACTTTACTTTGGGTTATTTGGCTCTGCGTCACGAGTGGGACGTGATTTGGAGAGTTCAAGAATTATTTTCGACATGGCTTGATGTCCCTTTAGCATCTCATCACACGATACGCTACTATCGCTATCTAAAACTTGCACCATCTGCTGCAAGTCTTTGATTTGAATCAGTTTGAAAATGATGGCATTATTGATGATGAGGTAAAATTGTTTCTTGTCGTAGGGACACTTCATGACGAAGCGTTCGAGAATGTATTGCTTGACGCACGATCGATTCGTGTCGCGAATGTCTTCGTTTTCCTGACGCAATGAATCGATAGTTTGATGAACATTTTTCGGTAACGACGCCGACGACGACAAGATGTACTTTTCGACGTAAACTTGTTGGCTGCGAGTGGTGCAACGGCTGAGCAGAGCGACGTGATCGACGTTTTTGATTTTCATCTCTCGGAGTGCCGCGCGTTTGTTTGTTTTAGTAAATAATTTCTTGAGGTATAAGATCGACAACGGGATCGGGGGTCGGTGTGATTTCCGCCGGTTGAACGAACGCCGATTGCGGTTGAGCCATACCGTTGTAGTCGAAAGGCATGGTGTTCATCGTGTCGAGCGATTGCATGTCGTGCGGCAACGTGCTGCCGTTTTCCTCCACACCGTAGGGATCGACAACGGGTTGCGGACCGGCCGCGTAGCCGTCCATCCACGAACAGCCGCCCAAACAGATGGACTGGTCTGCCGGCACTGCCGATTGAGATTGGGGCTTTCTGTTGCTGACGACGTAGATACTGGAGGTCGGCGACGACACGGCTGGGGAAACGCTGGTCGGCGAGTCGCGCGTTTTGTAGAACACGAATGAAAATAGCAAGACGACTGTGGTCGATAGAGCCAAAAATATGTAGTTCATCTTTATTGGAGTGAAAAGTTTTGAGTGGGCGGTAGAACCATATGCACGATTTCGTCCTTGTAGGTGACGGGTTTGGGCGGCATGGTCGGCGTCGGAGCCAGTCGCATCGACTGTTCCTGGCTGACGTTGTACATTAGGGATTGGGCATCGTAGCGATCGAGTTGCGCTATATCCCAATCGGATCGAATCAGAGTTACAATATCACTACTATTCATGGTTTTATTATGGAAGTTAAAAAATTGAGTTTCTATTTTAAACAAAATTAGGTTTAAAGAAGCGTTCTTGCCAACGTAAAACTCGCAAACATTATGGAGTATCTTATGAAGTTGAGTGAATTGTGTTTGTCGGCACCCGTTGCCGCTACCGTAGTGTCCACCGCTACCAACGCTGAAGCAGACGATGGTGCTCTTTTGGATGAAATCAAGCGTCATCAAATTGCCATGACGGACGACGATGGCACGTATCAAGTGTATTGTTCTTCTTCTCCTCAATCGGAATTCGAGTGTCTCATTCGCGGCTACATTTTCAAGGGACGTCAATTGATCTATCGAGGATTTCCTTTCACGGAAGAAATGACATGCGACAATGTGACGCGTCTGGACAAAATCAATCTGGCCGACTTTAAGATTTCGTGGTCGTACGAGGGAACGATCGTAAAATTTCTGTACGTCGACGGCAAATGGCTCATGACGACGCATCGCAAACTGAACGCTTTCAAATCGCGTTGGGCCAGCAAAACGTCGTTCGGTCACCTGTTTGTCGAAGCTTTGCAGAAAGATTACGGTTTCTCATCGTACGAAGACTTTCTCGACCAATTGCAAACGACGCGTCGCTACCATTTCATCTTGATCAACAACGCCGATAATCGTATCGTCGTTCGACCCGAATTGCAAAAAGAGAGCATCTATTTGGTGTTGGTGACGGACGAGCGCGATCAGCGGCTCAAAGTCCACGAAGCCATTGGATTCATTCCCATCAACGAAACGATTCGTTTTGATACGGTCGTCGATCTCGTGCGAGCCGTGAGTGCCATCAATCCGTTCGAAAAACAAGGCGTACTCTTGTTTTCCGACGACTACCGCGTCCAGTATCGCGTTTTGAATTCCGCCTACGCCGACTATGCCAGCGTGCGCAACAACATTTCGTGTCGAGCCTTTTGCTATTGCATCGCTCGTCGCGATGCCGATAAACGACGCAAGTATTTGGAATTGTATCCCGACAGCGCCCCGATCGCCGATTGGTTCGAATTGCGAATTCCCGTCATCGCGGCCGAATTGCTGCTGGCCTACAAGAATCGATACATCATGAAAAACTACGTGCACGTCAGCCAGGAGCGGCACGGTCTCTTGTTGAAAATTCAGCAATACTACGTGGAAACGAAACGTCACCACCCGGTTCACAAACGAATCACGTTGGCCGACGTGACGCGCATCATCAACGCGTACGACTATCCAGCTCGCGTCTTCAAAATAGCCTACCAGAAAGATAAACCTCAATACAATGGTGTCAAGAAATAAATACAAAAAAAATACCAATGTCTACTAGTTTTAGTATATCCCACCTGATTGTACAACCCGAACCAACCTCACCCTCCCTTAAAAATAGACATTGGTATTTCACACAATAAAAAAAGTTTACAACACTCGATTGCCTGACGTTTGGTCGCCCACAGTTGACTGTAGGAGTTGTTACGGCGTGTGTGTGTGTGTGTGCGTCGAATGATGAACTCTTTTATAGTTATCAACGGTCGTCGTACAACGTGTAACATTGGCAATGAAGTCATTTACTTGGAACGTCACGAGCTGACACCTAAGATTAGGATTGCGTATTCATCTTACAATTATTGGGAATCTATTAGTTGTCGCATAAAAGTCGGATTCGCCAGTGGCAGAACGAAATCTGGATTCATTTTTGGCAAATCCTATATGGGGTTTACATTTGAAGCCAGTGTAACTATCAACCTTGATCCAACTGTTATTCTACTAATGGTTTATCTGGACAATTGGATGTCGATAAAAAAATTCGAATGGGATTTACGATTTAAACCCTTTCCACTGGAATTAAAGTTACGGAGCGCCATTTGTATCCGTGCCAATAGTCTCGATACATCATCATTGCCGCAAAGTTTACAACACTACGTGGCTTCGATTGGTCAAGACGACGCCTAGCGTTGTGTGTCGCCTAGCGTTGTGTGTCGCCTAGCGTTGTCGTTGTCCGGCGCCGGCGGCGATTAGAGCGATGACGACGACAAAGACGGCGATACCGATGATGACGACGGCGGTGATGTTGACGGGCGACGATGGAGGAGGATTCGGTCTAGGCAGCGGCGACGGACCTGGCGACGGACGAGGCGGCGGCGGCGGCTGAGGTGGAGCTTCAAATTTGCAATTGATGGCGTTCTTATTGTCTGAAATGTTGACATTATTATTGTTTAAATTGTCGAAAACGATTTGGCAGACGTCAGATGGGCACGTGGCGTTTTTGACGTCTTGAGTTTTCAAATAGGGTGCCGTGGCGCACGCCGGATACCAGCACCCGTCATTGAAGGGAATATGGGGTTTGACGTTGCGATAATTGGGATCGGTGGATCGTTCGACGCATTTGCAATCGGGATTGTTGGGATGTTTGACGCAATAGTTTTGCACGATCGTGTCCTTGATGTCGGCCGTTTGAGTGTTGTAAAACAGGCGACACTCGTCTCCCACCTGCGTCGTGCTGTTGATGTTGCTGCACTTTTCAAAAGGTTTACCGCTTAGAGGATCCAGAGCGCACAGTGTCGCTTCGCTGCCGCACAGTCGTTCCATCATGAGTTTGTAATTGTCATTGTCACCGAATAAACGTTTGTAATTGTCAATGACGTTGATGCTATTCATTTCATCGATATCGTATTTGCAAACGAGATTGGGAGCTTTGACTTGCCATTCGACAGAGCTCAATGGATCTACGCGACCGTCATTGAGCCCGACGTCGCATTCTTTACGATCGGGAGGCACGCAAACGCGTCGTTGAGGGCAGAATCCACCGACGCACGATTCGAACGACGTGGTTTCGTCTTCGATGCCGCCCGTTTTGTTGCATGGCAATTGTTCTGTCGAGATACTGCATGTACCGAAAGAACACGCTTGGTCGGTCGTGTACGAGTCGCGCGTGCTTGTCTGTTTCTTGAATCCGGTGTAAGACATGTGTTTATAATAAATGTATATACCTTTTACGTTACCACGACAGGTGAAGTACGAGGTCAGAAAAAAATTGACTCTGCGACCCGAAGACAAAAGGAATACGATAAATGTCACAGTCGAAGAATGCGTTAATCCAGTTGAACGATTTGGCCATGAAACATGGGTTCCAAGTCAACACTACATTTTCCATCGCGATCTCGCCGATAGCGTCGACACATCATCAACCCCTGTTTACGTGTAGGTTGCAAGTGGACGAGATGGTGACTCGCGAACACACGGGTCGCAGTAAACAGGAAGCCAAAAGAACGGCGGCTATTGAATTACTGGAACTACTACAACGTCATCACAATCGACAAAAGCCCTATTTTTCGGTACCCATCGATCCGTTTCTCTTTTGGAACGGGTCGGCTCACAAGGTCAGCGTCACGATGGGCGGTGAAACGCGGGTCGTTTCCGTTTCATGCGACCGCATTTCATATCACTATCGTCCGCCGCCGCCGCTGCCGGCGACCAATCAAACAACGGTATAAATTTGTTTTCAATATTTTGTTGTATTGGAAATCTTGAAAACACACACACAAATTAAGTTAAATTTCTGTACTGTTGAGGGACGTCTTTGACGAATCCCAATTTGGCCAGAGTGATGAGCGCTTCGTCGGCAGCTTTTTCTTGGGCTTCTTTTTTCTTGTTACTCGTACCGACGCCTAGCAATTGGTTCTTGTTGTAGGCTCGACTGACGAACATGTTGTTGTCGGCCGAACGCGAGTCCTCGTAGCGCAACTGCTGCAAATGCTGGCGCTGTTCGTCAAACAACTCTTTGAGTCGCGTTTTGCCGTCAACGAGTGCTTCATATTTGATAGAAATGGACAATTCATCGAATATGGAGGACAACAATCGGTAGCACAAATCGTATCCGGCTCCGTTGAACCATACACCTTTAATTTCGTAAATGGTTTCGTTGATGACCTCTTCGAAACAGCCAAAAAAGGCTTCGAATACATCTTCTAGTAGATTTTTTTTACGTTTAATTCTTTCTTCATTCTCTGTGGAAATGTAGTTCCAGAATCCGAGCTTCTCCGAAATGATGTTGAGCTGACCTTTGGAACCGTACTTGATCTTGAGTCGAGCGACAATGTTGACGCCGTCGCTGGTGCGCAATTGCGGGAAACGATTGTACATGTAGGACACGATGAACTTGTTGACGGTCGAATCGCCAATCTGTTCGTGGTACTCGTAATTGTTGGCCTTGTCGTAGTTGACGCTGGTGAAGGCGTTACCGAATTTGGCCATACGTTCCTCGGTCAAACAGAGTTCGATAAATTCTTTCTTGAGTTTCGCTCGAGAAAACAAATCATAAATGAGATTATAAAAACGAATAGATCTGTCACCGTGATACATGCTGTTTATAATTAGGAGGTTGACAAAAGCACTGACGATCCTAGCGTGCCATCGCAACCGCAATCACCTTCGTCAACTTCACCACCAAAGAGGTTGAAACAGTCCACCATGAAGTAGATGAGGAAGACGCTGACGAGAGCCACGAAAAGCCAAAAATAACGACCCTGTTTAATCGTCAAATCTTCTTGTATATTTTGAGCAGCATACATGTTTATTTATACGACGAATATTTAAAGAACAATAAATAATAAAGAATGGCTGACTACGTTGAAGCTTCTTCTACTAAAAAAATGCCCGCGTGGAAATCGGCTATTTTCGTCGCGACGGTTTTCGCTCTGGTATCGCTACCGTTTACGCGTCGAACGCTCGAACGAACGATACCAGCGCTACAGGACAATAACGTTCTCTATTTGGCTACCGTCACGGTTATCATGTACGTCGCGACGCTGCTCATAATTCAAGGTTCTAACTAAAAATAAATGGTAGTAATGAAGACGACGACAGAGATCGTCGCAATAGAAATATAGGCATTTTTTTCCTCGTCTTATTCGTGGTGGTGGCGCCGATCGTCGGCGTTCTCGTCTACGTGTCGCGTCGACAAACATCCGGTGGCGGCACTCGTCCACCCAATCCAAGTCCAGGTCCGGGTCCTGGTCCGGGTCCTGGTCCTGGTCCAAATCCACCGGTTCCGCCATCGAAATTGTGCGGACGACGATTGATTACAACGTTCGACCCGCAAATCGTCGCGGGAACTGACGCTTACGCCGGCAAATGGCCGTGGATGGTGAATCTGTTTAATTGCGGCGCGACCTTGATTTCCAACAGGTGGGTGCTGACGGCGGCGCATTGTATCTCCGACGCCGATTCTAACGATTTAGATTTGTTGTTTGGCGCGTTCGACACGTCTAAAAACGAGAATCAACGCATTTTGGTCAAAGCCAAACGCGTCGTCATTCATCCTCAGTACGAGAAAACCACACTCAAAAACGATATCGCTCTCATCGAATTGCCGGCGCCCATCGTGTTCGACGGCTACAAGCAACCCATCTGTCTGCCCACGCCCAATATGGTGACCCAAGGCAAAAATTTATACGCCGCCGGCTGGGGTAACACGCGTCCCGAAGCGTTTCCCGCTACGCGAGCGACCAAACTGCAAGACGTCTTGCTGCAAGAAGTGGCACCGTGCACCGAATTCAACATCAATCCGGCTCAACAATTGTGCGCCAGCAATCCGACGGGCGGTCGTATCTGTTTCGGCGACAGCGGTGGACCGCTCATGTTGCAACAGGGCGAAAATTGGCACATTGTCGGCATCATGTCGTTCGCGACGGATCCTTGTACGAAAGGTGCGGGTGGTTTCGTTCGGGTATCTCACTATTTACAATGGATTAAAGAAACCACTGGTATTCAACAATAATATAAAGAGTGCTACAGTAATGGAACAACGAGATTTTTGGATTATATTTTTGGTATTTGTCATTTTGGGCGTGGTTGGCGGTGTAGTCTTGTCTCGATCACCGACTTCGGGAGGTGCGAAACCGCCGCGACCTGGCCCTAGTCCTGGTCCGGGTCCTAGTCCTGGTCCGGGTCCGCAACCTAGACCCACAGGTGGTTGCGGCAACGTGGGCACGCAGAGCGGCGTGCAATCGTACGTCGTCAACGGCAAGGATTCGTTCGCCGGTAAATTTCCCTGGATGGCATCACTCGGTGGCTGCGGAGGAAGCGTGATTGCTCCGTCGTGGATCTTGACGGCGGCTCACTGCAATATAGCCGTCGGAGCTCAAATCGCTGCCGGTGTTTTCAATCGAGCCGTGCAAGAACCGCAAAGGCAAACGCGAACCGTTAAACGCGTCGTCAATCATCCGACGTGGAATCAAGGCGACAATTTCCGCGGCGATATCGCTCTACTGGAAGTCGATCGTCCGTTCGAGTTTACGCAATTCGTCAAACCCGTGTGTTTGCCGGCCAACGCGACGATGGATTTGAAACCGATGGTCATCACGGCCATGGGTTGGGGGTCGGTGACAGGCGACAGAGGCAGTTCGGCGACCATCATGCAAGAAGCGGAAGTTCGCGAAATGACGGCCACCATCCCGATAAAACCTGAAGAACAGTTTGCCGCCGGAGGGGGAACGAATACGACGACGTGTTTCGGCGACAGCGGTGGTCCTCTGATCGTCATGCTCAACGGACGAGCGACTCAAGTGGGCATCGTGTCTTTCGGCACCAACCCGTGTCGTCCGCCGTCGTACTATACGCGCGTGTCGTTTTTCACGTCGTGGGTGGAATCGGTCGTGGGTGCCGTGTCAAAAAACTAGTCAGCCGGCCGATACCGGGCGTGGATCCCATCGTTCCAGCGGCCGCCTCTCCGCAGCCAGCGCCCGATATTTGGCCGTCACCACCACCACCACCACCACCACCTCGCGGCGACGTAGTCGTTCGTCGGGTCGTGTGGCGACCCGTCAATCGTGTTTGGGCGCCAGCGTGGCGTCGTCGGATTTGAGTACGCTCCGCTTGTTTTCGTAGTCAAAAAGAGAAAATGGGTTCAGGCAAAAAAACGGGAGACAGCAGCAGCAGCGCCACCACCACCACCACTACTACTAATAGAGACGGCCGTGACCGTATCATTGCTCCCGAGGTGCTGATGGTTGACGAACGTGTTGACCAACTGGTTTTACCCGACGTTGATGTCCTGGTAAAGTATGTCACGTGTGAAGGTCGAGTTCGTCAATTGTCTATGCCAGTCGCCGATCGTGAAATTGCCTATCGTCAATTGACGGCCGATTTGGTCAATATCGTTTTCCTCTTTGTTTTTTTGGAGAGTGACGACAACGCCTCTGGCAATTTTGAAACATTATTTCGTCAAGAATTTCCGCTGATCGAATTGAAGTATGAAAATCCTCTAACTTTGGAAACGTTGTGCGCTCTCGATTTAGAGAAACGTGGCAAGATCAAGACAATTTTTCCCGCTGTATTGCGTCATCGAACTCGACAATTGGTGGTGAATTTTTTCGAAAACTTATTTTATTGCGACGAACAAATTGAGACTCTGTGAGAAATGGTATTTATAAATTCTATATATTACACGACGAATTGCGTCGTGTTGAAAAACGTGACGAAACCCTTGCAAATTGAAGGTTCTTGTCTGGTGAGAATTGGCACGATTTACGAAATTCAGCATTATCAAGTGAAGACGCGCGCCGTCATTCCCATTGAACGTCACACGGTGTTGGTGGCCGTTTTCAAAAAATACATCAACGATAGCGTTTGGCGCGAACACTACCACGTCCACGTGCCTTCTCTGCAAACGTTGAGTTCTTTTGTTTTGGCCGATCACAGCGTGGCCGTCCCGTGGCCGTATTCGAAATTTATTCCCGTCGAAGAAGAATTTGACGACGTGACGTTTAGCATTAGCAGCAGCAGCAGCAGCAGCGATAGCGACAGTAGTTACGTGACGACCGACTACGAAGAAGAAGAAGATTAGATCATGGACGTGTTTATCGAGAGTGACAGTCGAGGAAGTGTGGTCGATTGTCGTCAACACAATCACGTGGTGGTGTTTGGAAAGTGTACGGTACGAGTGGGAACGCAAACTCGCGTCTACGAAAAACATTGTCTTCGTTTGAAATTCATTCGCTTACCTGTGGACACGGTTCTCGTTGTAGTCTACGTCGATTGGATAGACGAATCGTTGTGGTCTCGACTTTATTTTCCTGAATCGCTGACACCTATTGGCGGTACATGCGAGATTGATTTTCCGCATCCTCGTGATTGTTTAAACATCATTTGTATCAGTTACGATAGCAACGACGATGACACAGATAGCGACAACGTATTTGATTGACACCATTGCGGAAGGGGCGTTAGACGTGGTGGCGACGGTAGTGTGTTGCGACGATTGCGAAACGGCGGCTTTTTTAGGTCACGTGGCGTGTTTGCGTCAGCCGTGGGATTGGACGTGCGCGCGAGCGGCGGCGTCGACGGGTCGTCTCGATTGTTTGAAATATTTGCACCAACGCGGTTGCGAATGGAATCATTTCGTGATGGCGGCCGCGGCACATGGCGGATTCATCGACTGTCTAGAGTACTGTATCGATCACGGATGTGCGATGGATCCTTTTGTGACGTATTGCGCGGCTCAAGCGCGTCGCGTCGACGTGTTGCACTACTTGCGTTCGCGCGGGTGCCCGTGGAATGCGGAAACGATGCGCGTTTGCGCCTACAATGACGATTTGGTCAGCGTTCGCTATTTGAGACGTCACAATTGCCCTATGCCCGACGATTGGAGCCGTGACGACGATTGCCCGTGGAATCTGATGACTCGCAACACTAGAAACAAGTGTAGAATGCTTCACGTCACGTCTCGCATGTATAAATGTCTTTTTAAAGATCCCGTTTCATTTTAATTAAATATACGTATAAATAGTGTCTGTGTAGTCGTATATATTTCTGTAGTGTTTGTAGTTTCATTTGGTGTGTGTGTGTACTGGGTAAGGCATCACATACTAAATGAAACTTTTTTGTTACCACACTGGATTGAATACACGATTTTTAACTGTATGTTTGACGGGTGGTGGAACGCTTACTTTGTCGACGTTATTGACGCCGACGTTCCGTCCTTGGACCGTTTTCAAAAAGACGGTGTCGGCTTTACTCATTTCCACGTGATCGGCCGTCATTTCCATACGATAGTCACCGACGAGCGTGCTATCGCCGTGAATGGCTAGCGAATCGACGAGTAGCGTGTAACCCAACGGGATGCGTATGCCGATAATGTCAATATGTTGATCACGCATGCGCGCCGCCATGACGAAACCTTTGGCATGTTTATCAACGGGACTCATGGCTTGTATGAAGGGATGTCGTTCGAGAAAGACTCCCTCTTTGGTCATGGCGTAGTCGTAATAGTTTTCAGCGAAATGGTAGCGAACCGAAAACATGGTTTTCTGGTTGTTTTGCGTGTCGTACGTGACGCGCGACGATTCGACGAGACGCACATTGTAGTCGATGTAGTTTCCCGGCCGGTCGGTAACGGGTACGACTAGATCGCTGTTGTTCAACACGAGCTTTCCGGCATTGGGAAAAAGACTGTCGTCAACGTTGCCCAATGAAGCGCTGAGCCACTGGACGTTGAGGCACGTGACGCATTCGGGTCGCACTATGGGCAATGTATCCACTGACGTCAACGGGTGGCGGTAGGGATCGACGCGACCGAAATACTCTAGAGGACCGATCATGGTGTCGTCGGGTGACGTGCCGCGCACAACGAGTAAATTCTTTAAATTGAGCAATAACCGGGTGGCGCACATGTCGTCGCCGATGGGTCGTGGTACGGTCTTGTAGTCGCGTCGCAGCACCGTTTCCACTCCGCATTTGAAACGAACGAATCGCATGTTTTTTATTATCACTACAGCCACGCTTGAGATGCCGTGCGCGAATTGAGAAAAAAATTCACTCGGTTAGAGATAAAAATTATCGTATCTCCAAGATTCGTAAAATGATTCAACAGCTAGCACTTGTTGTCTTTGCGTTTGGTGTTGTTCACGGAGCTATTCCTCGAAATATTCAAAATCATCAAATGGCAGCACTGGCAGCCGTTTCGACGCAACACTTGGGACACCAGGATGCGCTCAAAGTGATTATTCAAGAAAAACTGGACGCTTTCCACATGAAACTCGTCAAGAGCGTCTATACCGATGTCGGCGAATGGGTTCAATATTTCGAAAATTTCATTACGGCTAAAATATTGGATCACGAAATGTTGATGCAAAACCAAGTGGCCGATTTGGGCAGCATGTTTGAGAACACGTTGAAACTGTTTGGAAAAACGGTGAGCAAGTACGACGCCACGTTGGCTTTGTTGCAAGAATCGAGCGAAAAGATTTGGAAGTATCAGGAAAGGTACGAAACGCGGTGCGCTCGTAAATCGACGACCGATCGAACGCCTCGTCATCGTCACCGACAACACCAATCAGCGGAAGTAGTAGTACCAGAAGTAGCAGCCGCCGAAGCACCACCAGTAGCAATTTCTGCGAGCGGTGCCGAATTTGTCGACGTTGGCGGCGACTACGACGAAGCACTGGAAGCGTTCAACAACGCCACGGAATCCATCTACGTGCCAACTACGACGACCCGATCGACCATGTCTGAAGAAGTCAAGGCCGAAATCCGTCAATGGTTGAAACCTATTTTCGTTCAAGGTTAAAATTTTGTTTTTTTTAAAAAAGGTATTTTATGTTGTGTATTTTCCAAGTTTTTTTTACCTTGGAAAATTTAGCATGTGTGTAATAAAATGGAGTATGAAAATTTCATAGCCGACTACAGGAAATCCGTGTATTTCTATAAAGAATTTCAAGAGACGAAAACGAGTCGAGACATTTACAAGCATCAATCATTTTTGGCCACTTGGTTCGGCAACGTCTACAATGAAACGGATGAACTGTTGCTCTTTCACGAAATGGGAGCCGGCAAGACGTGCACGAGTATTCGCATCGCCGAACGACTGTTGACGTTGCATCCGCACGAGTATCGTGGCGTCATCGTCATCGCTCGAGGTCAAGGTTTGATCAACAATTTCGTCAACGAAATCGCCGAAAAATGCACCGACGACAAGTACAAAATCGCGCCGGCCACTTCGGCCGACGGCGAGTTCAACGAGAAACTCTTTCGCAGTCGCCAGCGCAAAAAAATCCACCAGACGTACACGTTTTTCACGTTTGAAATTCTGGCTAAAATGATCAAAGATTTACCCGACAAGGTGTTGATGCAACGTTTCGATTCGCACATCATCATCATCGACGAGGCGCACAACATTCGCGACAACGAGCACAACACTCATTTGAAAATCTACAACGAAATTCATCGCCTACTGCACGTGTTGCAGCATCGTAAAATCGTCTTGTTGACGGGCACGCCGATGAAAGACGGACCCGATGAATTGGCTGGCATCATGAATCTGATTTTACCTCTGGATCACCAAATGCCGGTGGGCAACGCGTTCACGACGACATTTTTCGACGAATCGCATCACGTCAAAAACGGAGAGCTGTTGAAATCGTATTTGAGACGACGCGTGTCCTTTGTCAAATCGGTCAACGTCGACGTGCCCAAAGTGTACATGGGTAAAGTGGTGGCTCCGTTAACGCACTTTAAATTGGTGTGTCTACCGATGCGCGAGGAACAGAACGCGGCGTACGAACGCGCTTGGCGCATGGACGCTCAGCACGTCAACGTGTACAACAACACGCGCCAAACGTCGCTGTACGTCGACGCCGAGGGCAAATGCGGAAAACAGGCCAAAGCCGTGGCTCTGTCCAAATTGGCCGACTATAGTTGCAAGTACGCTTTCGTCATCGATCGATTGGAAGAGGCTAGCGCCAAAGGTGAACTGAGTATGGTGTACAGCGATCTGATTCAAGGTTCGGGACTGTTGATGTTGGCCAAATTGTTGGATCAGCGAGGTTGGTCGTCGTCGCCGCGTCATCGTCGTTCGTACATTGTTCTGACGTCGTGCATCAGCGAAGCCAAAAAACAGCACTTGCTCGGTCTGTTCAACAGCGCCGAGAACGCCCGAGGCGAAATCATCAACGCTTTGCTAGGCAGTCGCGTCATCACCGAAGGTTTCACTTTGCGCAACGTCATTCACGAGCACATTTTGACGCCGCACTGGAATTACGGCGAAACGTCGCAAGTTATAGCTCGAGGTTGGCGCAACAGTCATCACGATTTAATCGCTATGGGTTTGCGACCGGTGGTTCACATATACCAGTACGCGGCCGTGGCGCGCACTTTTCCCAGCATCGATCTCATCATGTACAACATTAGCGAACAAAAAGATTTTCAAATCAATAAGATTGTTCAATTGGTCAAAGAATCGGCTTTCGATTGTTATCTGTTCAAGGAGCGCAACGAATGCGGCGACGACGGCGAACGCGATTGTCAGTATCGAGCGTGCAAGTTTACGTGCGACCAAGAGCCGCAAGGTGACGAAGCGTTTTCCATCACGCGCAACTACGATCTTCATTTCTACACGGGTTCCAAAGAATGGACTCGTCATTTCGAGTGGTTGCGTGACCTGTTTCGTCGTCGTTGGTGCGTTCCGTGGTCGGAATTCGAAAGTGCTACTCAGCCGCTGGACGTGACGCGCATGCAATTGGTTCAACTGATCAAGCACGTGGTCAACACGTACGTGGTGATGGTGAATCCTCGAGGCAACGCATCTCACGTTCGCTACGACGACACGGGTGTCTATTTGACGACGTTGTACGACCGAAAGCGAGCCAATTTCTACGACTACTTGTTGAGTAAATACGAATCGAAACCAATGCACACGACGGCGGCGTTGAGCATGTGCACGTATTTGCGACGCAATTTCGTGGCCGACGTGAAACGTTTTCAGAACGACAAGAATTTCTTGATCAATATGCCGACGTTTTTGCAGCGCATGTTGTTGAAAAACGTGTTGCGATTGAGGTGCACGCGACCCGAAGCGCACGTGGCTCTGCAGCGCACCGTGTGGTTGCACTACAAGTCGAGCGTGTACGAAGACGATCACCGTTTGGGCTACCATTTGCGTCGCGGCGATTCGTTTTGCGTGGACAAGAGAACGGGTTACGAGTGCGACACTCGGGTGGTGGACGATTATTTTCAAGCTCGAAAAGTACAGTTTGAAAATAACGAGTACGGATGCTACGGGCAGGAGAATCGCGATCTCGGTGAATTTTGCATCAAGATAACTGACAATGATAAAAGTAGTAGTAGGAGTAGTAGTAGTAAAAAAGGTGATGGTTGTAGCGGTGGTGCCGCCGCCGCCGCTGATCGACGTAAAATCAAGAGCGGTCGTCGCTGCGTCAATTGGCACAAATCCGAGCTGATTAAATTGATTGAAAATAAACTGAAATTTCCCGTAGATCACGCTCTGAGTCGCATTGAATTGTGTCGTCTCATTGAACTGTTTTTGAAATCCAAGAAACTGATTGAAAACGACGACACGTGCGGCACTCAGTACAAACGCAAATTGTTGGACGACGACGAAAATAACTAATTGTAACTGAGAGAGATCCATCGATATCGACCGTCGTACGCGTCTCTGACGGAAGCGTAGAGCGTGTTATCTATGCCGACGACGACGCGATTACGATGTTGTTCGGCGCTCTCTTCGGGTTCCATCATGTAATTGACCATTTATTTTTAGATTTGAATAGCTCTAAATTCTTCGAGTGAATAGGCGGCCATACATTCGCTACTGCAGAAATGAATGATTGGAAAATCGGTTTCGTACGTTTCGATAAAAACGGCGTCTTTGGCCTTGTGCTGACGACAGTGCATGCAGAGACGTTCGTGGAAGGCTAAATGTTTTTCAATGAGAAGGACCAACTGATTGACTTGGTCGTCATCGTCGGCGGCGATAATGTGAGCGTTATCGGTACTATTGGTGGTGGTTGTAGATGGCGGTTTGACGTACGTGTCGAGGAAACGCTGAAGAGCGCGTCGATCGAGATGCACTCGCGTGTACGGATTGACGCCACTTTCGTGTTCGATAATGTGAAACATTTGGCCGATAGAAAATCCGTAAATGTCGTTGCCGTCTTGCATGTAGACAATGTCCTCTTCGGCGACGTCGACGAGATGCGTGGCGTTTTTGCACACCGTTTTCCAGCTGGGTAATTGGACGAATTTAATTTTGGACGAAACCATTTTGGTCCTGCCGCCGTAATTCATTTTGACGCTGCTGTTGTTGACCAGTAGGGAATCGATGCATTCGCGTCGGGTTTCCACCCATTGATCGTACAATTGCCGGCTAACGTGCTGGAGAGTTTCGACCGGCGTGGCGGCATCGTTGTACAATTCTCCCAGTTTATCGTACTCGTTCATAAAGGGCAACATTTCAGGATTGTAGTACTTTTTTTTGAATCGTTTGACAAAGACACTTTCGTGGACGATCGACAGTTTGGGATTCAAAAATATAACGAATCGACACATTTCGTCGATGAATTGACGGCCTACGGTGAAGCGTTCGGCAAAGACGTTGATGACGCGCCGAACATAGTCGCAGTCCATGTCGAGACGACATTTGATGTAGCTCTTGAAAAACTGGCCGTACGTTTCGACGTCGACGTTGGCGTCGAGAATGCGTTGAATTTCATCGGTCCTGATGTTGTGCTTCCAATTGACGAGATACTGTTGCTGAGCGTTGAAAATCTCTTCGTTTTGTCGGAAAAGTCCGTACTGGGTGATGATGCCGACGATGAATCGGTATTCGACGTTTTTATGAACGACGGTGGTGACGTTTCCCTGTTGGGATTTACGTCGAGCGACGCTCTGCACGTCGAAATAGAACTTGTTGGCTCGATGATAGGTGTTTCCCTGATCGTCGCGAAGCGAGTCTTGCAAGATGATGAGCGATTCGGCGGCTAAATTTTGAACGCACAAATAAATGTCGTTGACCTTTTCTTTGAACCAAGGTAGGATGCGATAAAAGTCACGTATTTCGTTGAAAAATCCATCTTGATTGAAACGAACAGTTTCCGGCTGTCGTTTGGGTGTGTCGATGACATTTTTTTGCGAATCGAGACATTTGGTTTCCATCGTTTTATTGTTGTGTGCGCGCGCACACGAATCGCGGTATATATATATATATAAAGTGCTACACGTGTGTGTGTGCCCCACAAAAAAATGCTAGACCTCTTACCGGAAGAAGTGTTGCGCCAAATAGCCGCGTATTTGTCGTACGTCGACTACAAGAATTTGTGGTACGTGATGCCGAGCGTGAGAAGCGAAACGAGACACGCGTTCGCCGAACGACTGAATGATTATTTTTCAACTATCGAAACTTTGGCTACAGCGTCGGAGTGTCCAGAGTCGACTACACAAAATCGGTTAACGGTGGAATAGTTTCGCGAGCGCCAAACAGTTGGTGATTGATGTAGAGAACGTGAAGACCGAGATCGGAGGGCGTGACGCGAAGACCGTAAAAATTGGCGTACGGTCCGGCTTTGGAGAGAACGCGCTGAGACACATCTTTGGTGCCGTCTGTGATGACGACGAGATCGAAAAGCGATCGCGACACGTGTCGTTCGGGCCACAGCGAGTACTCGTCTTCGTTGAGAAGAAACGAGCACCGATGTTTGGTCATGTTGAAGGGACGATTTTTCCATTTATAGAGACGAGACGACCATTTGATCTTGTACCACACGTAGACCCAGTACAAAATTGGATAGATAAAAGCTCTGAACAAGAGTGTGGCAGCCGACAGTAGAAGGAGAGCCAGAGTGTAATACAAACATCCTAGAATATCTATATCCATATTTTGTTTTTTGGAAATCTTTTGTTTAGCTGAATAAAAAATGGGTACGTCAATGTCACAGCCTCGGCGACAGACTATAGATCGACAACATTATGTGTACTACTATTGCATTGGCGGCTACTATTGTTTTTACCGTCCTTGTGTAGTGTGATTCATTTAATTCCAATTAAATGAATCGCAAATCATTGTCAGAATACGTTATTTTCGTCACAACGACTATCGTTCCAGCTACTGCAACCGAAAGAGTTGCGTTTCTCATACCATTTGTCTCTCTCATAGTTGTGTGTTTCTCTCAGTAAGCCATTGACACGTGAAACAACGTCACGAAATCATTCGGTCCATCTATGGAGATATCAAACACCGTGATGACGAGCACGGACAAACGCATCGACAAATATAACCCTTTGCAGGTGCCTAAAGTGCCCATCAAGGGTCACAACCAACTGTATCAAAAGAAAACCTCTACGGGTCAGAAAAGAACGGCAGTCTAGTCTGCCATATACAATCATCCACGACGACGATTTCCCCGCGCACGATTTCCTTTACGACCGCATCAACATCGACCTTACGCATGGTGGAAAAAGGAAAGAAAAGACCAATCCGAAACTTAATCCGAAACGGGATCGACGTACCACTGAGTGTGGAAAAAAAGAACAAAAAGTCCAACGACGACGTCTAGTAGCCAAAGAACCCGAAAAACTTTTCCTGTTGATAATCACCGCCTTGGATAATAAAAATCAACTAATTCTCGGTCGAAAGATTCGAAAGACAGTCACTCACGTATCTGAATGAATTCGATATCCCCCTCTGTCGCAAACAGCTCCACTAAACTGTAGATCCCATGAACACAACTAGTGCCATTTTACGAAATTAACAAATGTACTTCCATCTGAAATCATTGGAATCTCAATCCCAACTCTCTGTATCAGGTACACAAACAAAGTTGTGAAATGACCCACCCCTTAGAAACATTGGGGGAATGGAGAAATAACCACCCGATCTATCGCCGAGTGAAACCCACTATACAACAAACAACAAAGTTGCGTGTCATCAACCATGCCAGTGAATTACCAACACAGTCCACATTTAGTTCTTTACATACTTTCGTAGACTGTTGTCTCCTTTATTTCCTGCTACACCCACTACTTATTACTTTTGTAACCACACGTCACACCTTGAACGTGAAATGACCACACTCTTCTCCCCAAGAGTTCAATTGCCTCCCTAGTTGGGGGTACCAATAAATTCAAATTCTCCATGATTTTTTAGTGTGATGGACGCGGCCATTTAAATTTGCCAAACAATTCCTTAAAACCAATGCAATCACGTGGCCTCGTACAACACATTAAAACAGCAACGCACAAAAAAGCCTGGCAGAATCCTCATCGCTCGAGCGTCTGATTCGTTACGTTCCAGCTTCACACACTGATAGCGCAACAAATCAGACGGTCGAGTAATGACAAAGACACTGCCACGCCTTTTTCGCGCGTTGCTGTTCCAACGTGTTGTACGAGGCCACTTGATTGCATTGGTTTTAAGGAATTTTTTGACAGAATCAAATGGCCGCATACAGCACATTAAAAAAGCAACACAATCTATTCGAAAAATAACCCCTTTTGAAAAATCAATTTGCCATTTGAAGAACCTAATACACACAGTATCCCATATTATCATGTATTTAGACTTATTTGCGGCTGTTGAGAATTTTCTTTTGAAATTTACTCTTCATCGTGTGAACGTTGATGCGAGGATCGTAGCCGAAACGACGACCAAAGTACATCATGGCGTTGTAGCGACGGTGTTGGTGAGCGATGAGAGTGAGACTCGTTTTGGCTTCAAACTCGTCGAGAAAGTACATGAAAAACGACAAACTGATATTGTGCCTAATCATGCGCATATTGAAATCGGGTCGAGCCAATACGTTGGACAGAAAATCGATGGGATCGCCAAAGGAGCAGAGCGACAAACGATCGATGGAGCACGTCGACACGTCCGGTGGCTGTTGCGTGTCGGGTAGACCGAGCCAGTGATAGACGGCAGCCGAACATTCGCTATAATCGATAATCGGGATGACCATGCGACGCATGATGATGTTGAGCGATCGAGCGTCGGTGCACGAACGCAAAATCGTTTTGCACGTGTCGACGTTTTCGATGAGCGGATAGTCGTGTTCGGCGACGAGCCGAGCCAGCATTTCGAATCGCATGCGACGCACCAACCAGTCGGCGACGCGAGCATCCCAGCCGTGCATTTTAGCTAGATAGACGCACGTGTCGTACGTGTCGACACACGTGTACGTCATCATGGGATGCTGACCCAAGAGAGACGAATTCAGGTACTCGACGCACGGTCGCGACTTGCGAGACAAATGGACGAGATAGCAAATCTCGAGATCGGTCAACAACGTTTTCGGCAAGAGGTACTCTAAAAAGGTGACGAGACGTTTTTTGGCGGCGCGCACGCACAAGTCGACGAGAACGCGATTGTCTTCGTGATGTTGCATCGCCAGTCCCTGGTGTAAACAGTGGACATGCTGGGTATCGAAACTAGCCACGAGTTTGACGGGTCGCTGACAGCACACGCTCTTCTTGTTGTTCTTGACAATGACTTTCATTTCTAGAGGTTGAAAGGGATTTGGTGGAAGATGTCTAGAGCGACGACGAGAAGTCAAATTCGGTCAGCCGAGCAAAATTTTACCGAGAGCAAATTGATTACGTACGTCATCGACGAGGTCAAAAAACTTGAAAGTCAAGCACGGCCGGACGCGCAGTTACCACTGCACTGTCGAGTCTGAGCGGTGCGCGACTTTACAAAGGGTTTGGTTGTGTTGAATCCATCTCATTTCCGTTGATACAACAATTTATAGGGCACAGAAAAAACCAAAAAAAAAACCAACAAAATAATGTTCTCTTTTGATTTTAAATTTGGGTACACTCTATTTCTTTTTTTTGGACCAATGTTTGATAAGCAAAAAAAAACGATAACATTTATGACTACTATCGCCATGACGTATAATTGAAAACAAAACAAAACATGCCATTGATCTAAGCTACAGATACAAACGCAAATTAGCAAACCTTACGCTAAACACGGGATTTTATACATGTGAATTTTTAAAAGTGTTTCTGACTCTTTTAAAAAATTAGCGAACGGTGAACGATTGACGACTGACGACGCGGTCGCGGACCGTCGGCAAAAGCCGTTCGGCGTAAGCGAACCCAATTCGTCCGTCGCTGGCCGCCGCGGCGATGCGATGCGTTTCCCTACCTCTGAAATAAACGTTGGTATTGGTGTCACTAGCACGTTGAGTCACGGGACGCGTCGTGTACTCGATTTGAATGGGCGTGTGTTGCAGGGAAGCTGCAGCCACTTGCGGTCGACTCGTGTACTGAGATTGATGATACGGTGTGACGTCACGTAATTGTAATTCGGTGCGCACGGCGTTGCCGGGCTCTCTGCCGTTTTCCACGCGCACGTGCGGCAAGTAGGCGCGATTGGGATCGACGCTCCCGGCTCGAGTTTTTGATGTCAAGCTCTCGTCGTGCGATTGGCCGAAAGGCAACAAGAGTTTTCGCGTGGCTCCCGTCTCGGCGCCAGCGTACAACGGTTGACCTAAATTACTAATTTCCGGTAGAGGCGCTGGTGTCATTTGTCGCTCGATGTCGGGTTCGAGTTTTTCGTAGAATCGCGTTTCGTGGGCGAGACCGTGAGGGGCGGGTCGATCGGGTTCGTGAACACCGTGCGGTCGAGCCGAAGCGAATATTCTTCCCTCTATGACCGGCAAGTCGGGACGGTGTTCGACGACGACGCGCTCGTTTCTCTCGGCGTACAAAGGATCTTGATTGTTCGACGTCCACTGCGTGACGCTGGTACTCTGTCGAGGCAGACGACTCAACGGCATTAAATCTTCTTGACGTTGAACGGGAGGCCTGAAGACGCCCAATTTATAGGGCAATGACGCCTGCTGGCCACCGTTGGTGTTTTGCATCATGACGGAGACCATGGGATCGACACCGCGAGCGTAAGGTAATATGGCTTCTTTGATGCGATCGTAGGCGTTGCCCATATCGTCGAGAATTTCGTTGTCTTGTCCGACGCGCGTCTTTCTCGGCAATTCCAAACTCTGTTTGGGTTGTTTTAGAATTGTCGGATTACCGCCCATTGACCACGAATCACCGACGGTTCCTAGACCGGCGGGACGGTAGCCAATTATTGCGTTATGTATTCCGATCATTTATTAAAGACGAGTGTCGCTCTTTAGAAAGAAGCGGTGCCTACTTAGCGCTGCACACTTGCTGTATGAATCTGAGCATTGTTTGGTGTGTATTTTATAATTGATAATTTTTTTTCTACGCAGCCTTTTTGCTCGACCAATGATGGAAGCGTATTTTCAAAGACGAAAAGATTTCTACACGCACGTCGTCTTGGACGGCCAACGAGGATGCTGGTACTTGCCACTGGAGAACAAGGCAGCCTTTCACGCCGACTATTGTCTTCGTCAACGACAATGGTGTCTGGCCGAGAAACCGGGAACGACAGTGCCCATCCTGGTCGACGTTGATTTGAAACGAGCCATCGGCGGCGGCGCTGCCGACGACGAACCGTTGTACACGCGCGATCAGGTGTTGACGTTTGTCGAACACTGTCGCGGCGTGCTGAAAAAAATGGTTCGCAACGCGGACGCGACGTGCGTGTTGCTGGAAAAGAAGGCTCGCGTCGAAAAAGGTTTCCACAAGCACGGATTTCATTTACATTTCCCGAAATGTTTTTTGACGACTCGTGATTTCGGCGCCGTCCACAGGGCGCTCAACACGTTTCCCGATTGGGATTTGGACGATCCGACGGGTAAATTTTGGCTCGTCTACGGCAGCTCTAAAACACTGGAATCGGAAGCGTACATGGTGACGGAAATTTTCAGCGACCATGGAGAAACAGATTGCTTGGAATACGACGATCGCGGTCACGATTTCGAAATGATGCCCAGCATCGATGATTTCTCGTCACTGGTCGAGTGGCTGAGCATCAACAATCACGGACGACCGACGCGACAATTGACGGCCGAAGCTGCGGCGGCGGCGTTGAGTGCACGCAGCAGCAGCAGTATTCCGTTGACGGAATTTTGCGACGATGACGACGATGACGCTAATAATAGCGGCGGTGAAGATCAGACACGATTGCTGGAAGCTTTGTTGGGCGTCATCAAGAAGGATCGAGCCGACGACTATCACACGTGGATGGAAATCGGCATCATTATTTACAACGAAACGCGAGGCAAAGGATTGCCGATATTTCTGCGTTTCAGCGAATCGTCGACGAGCAAGTACGACGAAGTGGGTTGCCTAAC